GCGCGCCGATGCTGGCGCGCGCGCCGATGCTGGCGTACGCGCCGATGCTGGCGCGCGCGCCGATGCTGGCGTACGCGCCGATGCTGGCGCGCGCGTCGATGCTGGCGCGCGCGCCGATGCTGGCGTACGCGCCGATGCTGGCGCCCGCGCCGATGCTGGCGCGCGCGTCGATCCACGTTCTGGCGCCGCACGGGGACACGCGAGCGCCATAGGGATCCGCAGGGAGTGCCAGATATTCGCGAAGAGAACGATAGGTGGTCGTGCCGACGGTAAACATTTATGCGTTTCCTTTCTGGATTTTCCGGCGGAGGTACTTCGCTCGCTCGCTCGCTCGCGATAGTCCCGCGCCAAAGAATACCGGCCCTCGCGGCGGCATCGCTGCTCGGCCCCTCGATTGATCCGCAGGGATTCGAGGACCTTTGATAGCCGATCGGCGAGTGTCTCCATTACTGGTTATCCGGCGCCCGGTGCAGCGCCGCCAGTACGTCCGCGGCATCCTGCTCGGATAGATGCCCGAGTGTCTGGCATTCGATGCGGCCCTCCGATGCGGCCAGCGCGCTCGCATCGGAATGCGCAAGCCGCAAGCTGCGCCGATCGCTGCTCGCCCGCTCACACGCTACGTGGATAGGCGCGCCGTCTCTTGCGAGCCGTAGGCGATAGCGGACGGCCCCCCAGTATGAGTACAGCTTGGCGCGCCCGCGAGCCTGCGCGCTGCTCACGCGGACCGTCGGGATTGATCCTCGTTCGGCGAGGATCGCGGATAGTGTTTCTAGGGCCGTCATTTCTTCTTTCCTTTGTGGTGGTGCGCGATGCTGGCGTACGCGCCGATGCGGGCGCCCGCGCCTATGATGAGGAGCACGCCGATGCTGGCGCGCGCGCCGATGATGGCGTACGCGCCGATGCGGGCGCCCGCGCCGATGATGGCGTCCTCGCCGATGCTGGCGCGCGCGCCGATGCTGGCGCGCGCGTCGATGATGGCGTCCTCGCCGATGCTGGCGACCTCGCCGATGCTGGCGCCGATGCTGGCGTCCTCGCCGATGCTGGCGCGCGCGCCGATGCTGGCGCCCGCGCCGATGCGGGCGCGCGCGCCGATGCGGGCGCCCGTGCCGATGCTGGCGTCCTCGCCGATGCTGGCGCGCGCGCCGATGCTGGCGCCCGCGCCGATGCGGGCGCGCGCGCCGATGCGGGCGCCCGTGCCGATGCTGGCGTCCGCGCCGATGCTGGCGTCCGCGTCGATCCACGTCTGGGCGCCGCACGGGGACACGCGGGCGCCGGTAGAATCCGCAGGGAGTGCCAGATATTGGAGGAGAGAACGATAGGTGGTCGTGCCGAGGGTAAACATCTCAGAGCCCCGCGGCCGTGGCAATCGAGAGCAGGCCATAGAGGACCGCGGCGGAGAAGGCGAGGATGAGGGTTGCGCGTGCCATGCTGGGATCCTTTCAGTTGGTCGATGGCTGATGTAGTAGCAAGCCGCGTGCCATCGCGTGGCGAGGATGGAGGCTCGGCTCCTCGGGGGAGTGGACGCGAGCTGGCGCGCCTCCGGGGACGGGTGACGCAATTTGGGGAACGGAGTGCCACTTATGGTCAGTTACGGTCTTTTGTGGGACAGAAGCTAAGTGGTTGATATTACAGGGGTTTTGAAAAGGGCTCGATCGGAATCCCATATAAATCGAGGGGTTAGGTTATGGTTCTGCGTAGGGACAGAACTGTCCCGGATAAGTGCGCGATATGTCTGGGGATTTCGTGACGGGACAGTAGGCGGGACGGAAGGGGGACAGTACACTGTCCCATAGGAGTCCTGCAAGATCAAGGGGTTAGCGGTCGAACTGCTTGTTACCTAAATGGGACAGAAAAATCCCGAAATCTTATACGGGGGCGTGCGCTACTACCCCCCCCGTAGGGGTACTACTCCCCTCCCACCTATTTAGTATTATATTACTGTCCTACTGTCCCATAATGAGAATTCCTTAGTGTTTCTAGGGGGTTGAGGCGGGACATTGAGCGGGACAGTGAGCGGGACAGTGGGCGCGGCAGTGTCCCACCCTGGGGTTCGTGATGGGGGCTGAAAGCCGGCCCGACCCGCGCGCACATTTGCCTTTTCTTCGCCTTTGAGCCGCAACGGATGCGCTAACTATACGGAATATAAGGGGAAAGGCAATACATTGCGGCAGTTCGGATGCCACAATATGTTGCATGCAGCCGAATGATGCAGGGGTGCATCCTTTTGTTGCAGGCGCATCGCCCCCCCAGGGGGTTGCTACTGCACGGGCATGCAGCCCCCCAGGGGGTTGCTACTGCACGGGCATGCAGCCCCCCAGGGGGTTGCTACTGCACGGGCATGCAGCCCCCCAGGGGGTTGCTACTGCACGGGCATGCAGCCCCCCAGGGGTTGCGTGCTCATGGGGCGGCAGCCCCCAGGGGGGTTGCTACTGCACGGGCATGCAGCCCCCCAGGGGGTTGCATGCTTATGGGGCGGCAGGGAACGAGCAAGTTGCGTGCTCATGGGGCGGCAAGTTGCGCGTCGGCTGCTAGCGCAGGGGGGTGCATCTGAGAAGAAAAACCCCCGGGGGGCGGGCCGTCAGGCACGTCGACATTCGTTATATTTTCCGGGGTCTTACAAAAACTCCTACGCGCAACGAGAGGCTGCGCAACGAGAGGCTGCGCAACGAGAGGCTGCGCAACGAGAGGCTGCGCAACGAGAGGCTGCGCAACGAGAGGCTGCGCAACGAGAGGCTGCGCAACGAGAGGCTGCGCAACGAGAGGCTGCGCAACGAAAGGCTGCACCCATACGTGCCAAAAAAGTGGCGGGGGGTACAAAAAACCCATATTTTTCAAGGGGTTAGAAAAAGCCCTTGACATCCCGGACAAAAGAGGTATCCTGACAATAGGATGCCTGGTCTGCCCCCGCAAAACGGCACACACGCGAAGCTACGACGAGGCCGAGACGCAGCGGCTCCGGCATCCATCCTTTCCAAGCTCGGCGACTGCCGCCGAGTCGTGATCGTGGGGGGCCCCGGCCAGGGCAAAACCACGCTCGCCGCGGCGCTCGCGCCGCACGTAGGCCAGCATCGCCCGACGGATGCCCTCGACTCCTCGGATTGGTCCGAGGACGTGACCCGAGCAGCGGAATGGCTCCGCGACCCGGGCCCGTGGGTCGTCGAGGGAGTGCTGGCCGTCTACGCGCTTCGAAGGCTTGTGGAAGCCGGGGAGCGCCCACCATGCGTGGTGGTTCACACCACGTCAACCACAACGACCCCCCTCTCGAAAGCGGTCGACACGGTCTGGAAAGAGATCGTGCCGGCGCTGCGTCGCCAGGGAGTGGTCATCTTGGAGGCGTGATGCCGCCCAACCTGAAAGTCCGAAAGACCTGGCGCCTCAGATGGTACGACCCGGTGATGGAGCTGCTATCCCACCTGCCGGACCCTCCGCGCCAAGCGCTTCAGAATGCCGTGACTCAGTGGATGATCCGCGGTCTCAAGATCGTGTCGCGCTGATGGCCTCGCTGACGTGCGAGGTCGAGATCCGCAACCCGATCTGGCGGGTACGAATCACGAGAATCGCTCTCTACCTCTTGCGTTGGGTGCCGATCCGCCCAGAAATCAAAATGCGACTCGCCGCTCGCGGCGTCGCTTGGATCCTTCGTGGGCTGCGCCGAAAACTGCGTTGACTGCGGGGCCTCAATCACCCGCAAAGCTGAGCGGTGCCTGGAATGCCAGGACCTCTCCAAGCGCAAAGCCTCCTCGTGCCACGGGGTCGTGCGATGCCGGCACGCCCTCCTCGCCGGGGAGTGCTACCACTGCCCCGGGAACGCGCTCACGGCCGAGGAGATCATGCGGGTCCACACGCTGACCGCACGGCGGGGCGCCACTCGCGAAGAGGCGATTCGACTTGTTCGCGACCTAAGCGTAGAAGTGACTACTTGGTCGGGGGAGATCACGTTCATCCATGGGTGACTTGCACCTCCTACCCAGACCGAACAGCAAGTACCGCGAGCACTTCGAGCAGGATGTCTCAACATTCTTGAGGGACGGCGACGAGGAGCGCGATCTGTCGGGCCTCACCGGCTACGCGATCATCGCCATCATCGATGATGTCCCGGTAGTGACCTACTCCGCCAAGTCAGCGTTGCAGCTACTCGGGGCGTTCGCGCACGCACAACAGATGCTCCTCGACCCCGGCGAGGAAGAGGAAGAGGAAGACGACGCATGCTGAGATCTGAATACGTGTTCGCGGCGCCCGTCGTCGAAACGCAGGCGGACCGCGCGAGTATCCTTCTGATCGAGATCGCTCCCCAATTGGATATCGTGAAGATTATAGTCCAGCGTATGAACAAAGAACAGTTCGTCGGTACTCTCCCGGTGACTCTCAAGGTCGCGCATCTCGACGAGTTCTTGGCGGCGGCCACTTCTCTTCCCGGCGAGAAGCTGCTGGAGAAGCTGCTGTCCTTTCTGGTAGTGAACCAGCACCTCCCGGGTGGGGGGCGGATCGCAACGAAAGACACCACCATCAAAGAGATCCCCGGGTAGATGCCGCGAATTCTAGCTGGCCCCTTGATGATTCAGGGGATCACGAACATCCGCATCAAGTTCGTGGCCCTCGACGCCGGCGGCGCGCATCTCACAGGAATCCATGGGTCGCTCGTCGTGCGCCGGTCTCGCAACGGCGAGGCGCCTGCCGCCCTGATCACCCCGACGATCACGCAGGTCGATGCGACGAATGCCCCCGGCCTCTATGAGATTCGTCTCGCCGCGGTCGATCTCTCGGTCGCGGGCGCGCTGGCGCTGCGGCTGACGGGTGGGTCGATCGATCCGACAACGATCTTGATGACCGTGCTTCCGCGTGAGTCGCTGGTGGTGGCCTGACGTGCCTTGGTACGGCGAGTTCTCTGGTCTCCAGGCGCAGCGGTCGCTTCTGCTCCCCGGGCGCAAGGTCGTAGTCAACATCTCGACCGGGAATGATACGACGGGCGATGGGTCCCTTGCCGCTCCGTATCTCACGATCGGGCGCGGGGTTCTCGACCTCCGAAATGGCTTCAACGATACCCTGTTCATCACGGGGAACCAGAATGCGATAACGACAGAGGGCCCCGTTGTAGTCGCCAACAAATCGAACATCACGGTCGTCCAGGCCGGCCTTCTCTCCATCATTTCGCCGACGGGCCGGCGGGAGCTTTCTCCCGTCACGTCCTGGGCCATCGCGGGCTCGAATGCGCGGGCAACGATCGCGTCCGGACATGGGTTCATCGCAGGTGACTACGTCTTCGTCCACAACGCCGATACGACCGGCACGGCCCGGATGCGCGGGCTCGCTCGGGTCGCAGCGTCGGCGGCGACGACGGTGGATCTGTCTCTTCTCTCGCTGGTCGCCGGTCAGCAGCCGCTAACGGGCGGCGCCCAAGGGACCATTACGCCTTGCGCGCTCGCGTTCGAGGATTGCGCGAACGTAAACGTTCTCGGCCTCCAGGTGTCGGCGGATTTGCTTTCCGACACGTTCTCGGGGCTCGGGTTCGCTAGCACGAACATGCAGATCGGACGGAACATAACTGTCGCTGGGTGCCTCTTCTCAAATGCAGCGCTCGGGTTCGCTGGCTTGCCGTCTGGCTTTTCGCTACTCTCTCAAGGCTCGAAGATCCGTGTCGAAGGTAATGTCTTCGCCCTCGTCACCTCCGGGGCGGTCTTCACTCCGACGGTGCGGTCGTTCGGGATGGTCCACACGACTGACACCGTGGATATCTCATTCCTTGATAACACGTTTCAGCGTTCCGATTTCTTCGGCGATCCCTGGATGCCTGATGGGATGATCCATATCGGGAACGATGCGCGCTTCGCGACCGTGTTCACGGCCAATCGGTTCGATGGTTCCATCAAGGCGGGCGAGGGAATCCCGCTCAACAAGATCGTTCGGGTCCAGCCTTCCCGGACGCCGGCGCGGGTGTTCTTCGAGGGCAATTTCTACACGCATCCGCAGGTAGCCGCGGCCTCCGAAAACTTCGCGGTCGACTCGGATGGGCTCGTGCGGGAGCGGTCGGCTCTCCGGTTCCCTGGGCAGGAGAACGTCTCCACGTCGCTTGATTTCGTGCGGCGCGGCGCCGCTGCGCTCGCGACGCTCCGGGTGCTGGGCGGCACGGCGTTGGCGGTACAGACGAACGCGACGCAGCCCGATGGTTTCTTCGACGGCACCCGGGTCGTCGTCTACAACGCCGCGGGCGCTGCGTTCGGGCTGACGCACACCTACGCGCAGGCGTCTGGGTTGTTCACGCTGGAGAAGGCGCTGCCGTTCACCCCAGCGGCCGGGGACACGTTCCTGGTGCTCGGGACGGCGGATGTCCATTCGCTGCTGGATCACGGGATCGCCCCGCACACCCTCCCCGGCTCGGTCGGCGAGGCGCTGAACAACGCAGATGTCCCTACCTCATCGCGGGCCGTGCCCGGCGACGCGATGGACCTCGTCACCGATGCCGTCGACGCCAACGCTGTCGCTACCTCGGGCGCGCAAGAGATCGCTGCGGAGGTCGAGACCGATCTCTCGGCGACGCACGGCGCGGGTTCATGGGCGACGGCCACAGGGTTCGCGACGCCCACCGATGTCGATGACACGGAGACCGCCCTTTTCTTGGCGATCGGGGCCCTCACAGACCTCAGCATCGCCGATGTCCAGACCGCGATGACGAACCAGGGGTACACCAGCGTCCGAGCGGCGCTGTTGGATATGCTCGATGGGAATGTCACCCGCGGGTTCGATAAGAATGCAGAGTCCACTGCCTTCTTCGCAAATGCGGACGTGACGGGCTCCCGGTTCGTCCCGCAGGGAGCGGTCTCACACCTACAGATCCGGATCAAGGCGGATGGGGCGGCGGATTGGACCGCCCCGGTGGATAGCTACTTCGTGGTGTTCACCTACTTGCCCGGCGCCACGGCGGCGGATCGAGCCGCGGCGGCGAACACGGCGGCATCCGCCCCGGTGGATGGAACGTTCACGAGCACGAGCCCGCCCTGATGGACCTGTTCGGGCGGTATTCGCACGGTAGGCATGATGATGGCCCCGTCGTCGGGCGGTACGCTTTCACGCGGCACGGACGCACGCTGGTCAGAACGATCAAGCGGGTATGTATCGCGCTCTTCGGGCGCATCGCAGGGGCGAGCCCGATCAGAGGGGTCGCCCCCGGCGCGATCACGATCTTCGGGCGCCAGGTGGTCACAACGAATATCGTGGGCGCATCCTGGGGCCCGGAACCCATCCTGGGCCGCCGCATCTTGAACCAGCCGCTCACCGGCCGATTCGAGGAGTGCTGATGTCGCTCGGAACCTTGGGCAGCTTCTCGATGCACTCCGGCGACTCGCGCGTGTTGGAGTTGACGGTGTTCGCGGCCGACGGGGTGACGCCGGCGGATGTCACCGGGGCAAGCACCATCTTCTCGATGTCCGCGAAGGCGCACGGGCAGATCGCCCCGAGCGGCATCGCCGTCGCGACAATGGTGGGCGCAGTCACGGATGGGCCGAATGGCCGCATCGACTTCACGCTCGCCCCAGCGACCACGGCGTCGCTCGCGGGTGTGTATTATTTCGAAATCCAGATGGTTCTGGGCGGGGCGACCTCCACGGTTGCCTACGGCACGGTGACCATCCTTGCCGATCTGATCGAATAGGAGTTCCCATGACTCAGATTCCGAACCGACAGTACATCCGCCGCCAGCGGTTTTCGCGGCTGCGCAAGTCGCATGGCCTCTTCCTGACCTGGCTCACGGAACAAGCGGCACGTCTGTCAGTGCCGGCACGTGCGCTGCGCGATTCGCTGCTCGACCTAGGCACGCTCGCGCCGAGCGAAGTAGCCGCAGCGGCCGACGCGGGCGCCGCTGGCGTCGCGTTGTCGAGTGCTGCCACCACCAACTTCAGCCGGGTGTTTCTGCCCGCGCAGGTGGGGGCCCTTGCAACCGGGCTGGTAGACCTCGGGGTCGACAGCGGCGTGCTCACGGTCGACTTCGTGGATGGCGGAGGGGGGAACGATTCCATCGTCCGCGCCACAGGATCATGGCTTGCGGACGGGCTCATCGTCGGGAGCAAGGTGACGATCACCGACGCAGCCCAGGTCGGGAACAACGGCACGTTCACTGCTCTCGTGGTGACAGCCAGCACGATCGAAGTTGCGACAGCTTCGCTGACGGCAGACACGGGGGATGAAATCTCCGCGGTATCGCTGAACACGATCAAGCGCGCAGGATCGGGGAGCTTCCTCGCCGATGGGTTCTGGGCGGGCGGCACGCTGCGGATCGACGGGTCCGGCGTGGCGCTCAATGACATCTCGTCCGTGATCTCGGCAGCCACGGCGGGATCGATCACCCTCGCGACCTCGATCAACACCTTGGAGCCCGACTCGCCTGCGGATGTAGGCATCTTCGACCAGATCAAGTCCCTGCACGTGAATGATTGGGTCGCGGTGGGCATTGGCGCCACGGACTCCGTATACTTCTTGTCAATCCCGCTTGGCGTCGTCGATTCGCTCAAAGAAGCGAACACGTCGCTGATGTTGGCAGCGGATCTTCCGGCCAACCTTCTGGGGGCGCAGGTAGATGTAGGAGTACCGAGTGCCATCACCCGAGCGGCCGGCGATTTCACGGCGGATGGGTTCCTTGTTGGGAACAGGGTGCGCGTGGCGTCCGGCCCGAATGAGGGGGACTACACCGTTGGCGTGGCGGCTGCACTCGAACTCACCCTCAACGGGGATGTTCTCACGGCGACCGACGCGGGGAGTACGGATGCGATCTTCAGGATCGCTGCACAGTCTCGGGACTGACGATGCTGGGCTGGATTCGAGGGGCCGTCGCCATCCTGCTCGCGTGGGTTGGCATTGCCCTGATCGCATCCGGGGCTATCCTGATCCTGTTGGCGCAGAAGGTGGACGAAGGATGAAAATCATCCTCGCGGTGGCGTTTCTTCTAGGGTTGGTTCTCCCTCTCACGGCTCATGGGGAATGCCCGGAACAGCCGGCCTCAGTGGTCGCCCGTGATGGGGAACTTCGAACATGCGTAGTCGAACCCGCGGATCGGATCGAGATCCGCACGACCAATCGCGGCGCCACGACAATCTTCCCTGGTCCTTTCCCGGTCGGGGAGTTCGCGGGGCCGGTATTGGTGGACGGCTGCGGAAGTGATCAGGTAGCCGGGCGCGCGTGCAACGCCGCCGGCTGCGGGGAGTGGGGCATCTCTGTGGATGCCACGTTTCCTCCGTGCGGGGCCCCGGTCTTCGATACCGTGCCCTGAAGTAGAAGGGGCGCTCGCTGCGCTGCTGGTTCTCGCTTGGATCGGACGTTCGAAGATTTCAATGAGCACGACGCCCTGCTACAGCAGGCGGCCAAGAGGTACCAGCTCCCCTTCGAGCTGGTGAAGCGGCAAACCTGGGCTGAGACCAAAGGGGTACACAACCCGGTGTTGCCGGAGGGGGCAAATAGCCTCCTCTTGCTCATGCCGTCGGTGTGGAATGTACCCAGCCCCGAAGGCCGCGCGATCGATGCGCAGTGCCGGTACTTGAAGCTGATGCTTCGGCACTACGAGGGGGAGATCCGCCCCGCCGTGGCCGCTTTCGATTTGGGCGCGGGCCAAGTCTCATGGCTCCGAATGAACCATGGCCCACGCTGGGAACGCTTCCTCCCAAAAGGGACGTTGGACTACATGGAAGCAGTGATCGGAAAGGACCCCAAGGAATGACCCTCAGCACACTGGCTTTTCTCTTTCTCGGCGCCGCTGCCATCTCGGTGGGTTGGCTCGCGGGGCGTTCGTTGTACGTGCTCTCGATGATCGGTATGAACCACCTGCGACTGAAGATCAAGCTGTACGCAGCGAAAGTCTCCGTTCGCCGGAAGGCAGACGCGGCCGTCGCGAAGGCTCGCGGGGCCGGGGCATGATCCGCGCATTCTTGGCCTCCTCGATTCTGCTGATCATTTTGGGGGCGGCCTGCGCGGGATGGGTCGCGCGAGGGGAGAAGGTCTGCCCGCCCACCATCCTGACTCTGCCCGCGGTGAAGATCGATGGGATCGGGCGCTGCCAGCCTGGAGCTTTGGTCCAGGGGCCCAACAGGAAGGTTTACCGCGATTTTTCGTGCGACGGAGGGGCGCACCTACTTCTCCCCCTCAGCTTTCAAGGCGCATAGAAGGAGAACTCCATGACCAATCGAAAGGCACTGCTCGCGGTGATCGGCACCGTGGTCGCTCTGGCCTTCGCGCATCTCGCTGGCTTCGATGCCGGCGTTGCCGATGCGGTGAAGGGCGCGATCTGCGAGGCGCCGGCTTCCGAGTAGACCATCGGGGGTCCGGGCAACCGGGCCCCCGTTCATGGAGGAACCCCATGCACCGAAATCTCTTGCTGGCGCTCTTCATTTTCTTTCGCTGGGTCAGCCCCACAGGTGCCATTAGCTTCACGGATGAACTGAGCCGCGTGCCGGAGGCGCACCGCGCATCGGCGGAAATGGTGGAGATTGAGGGTGGGCTCGACACCTACGGGAAATTCACCCCCGCCCAGCAGTAAGGCGGGGCTCAAGGCTCTCAAGAAGGTTCTACGTCGAGCTTGGGCCACCCCCAACCCGGAGTATATCGACGAGATGGAACGCGAAGACACGTTGCCGCGTGCGATGGACCCTAACTTCACAGCGGATGGCAGGGTCGCCCCCGGCGGTACGTTGAGCAAGAACAACAGAAAAATGACACCGGCGAAGATCACTGAGGATCTGCTGGCAAAGGCGTGGCTGAACCCGGAGATGCACCCGACTATCCTCCGAGGGGCTGCGGAGTGCGCGAACTGCGAGATCGAAGAGATCCCGCAGGAAGCGCGCGAGAGCATCGCGGCGCTTTCGCTGTGGATCTCCTCCGCGCTAGCTGCGGGCGGTAGCATCGAGCACCTGCGGGAGTTCTTGGATCGGCTCTATCCCAAGCCGCGTCGCATGGAGATCGACGCCAACGTGACAGCACGTCGCGCGATGATTTCGTCTTCGAAGAACCCCGAGGAGGCGGAGGCGCTCGACGCCTACTATGCGATGCTCAACGCACCGCGGGGCGAAGAGCCGATCGATGTAGAATACCGTGAGGTCCCGGACCTCTCGTTTTTGGACTGAGGAGGCGCTGTGCCTGTACTGACCCCGAGCGGGCGCAGAGCCAGGTCGCACCGGCTCCCGACGTTTGGCCCGTCCGACCAGAAGTCGCGGCCCCAAGCGGCGCCGGCGCGCCCGACGGCCGGGGGCAAGGAACTGCGCCAGATCGGGTCGGCCAAGCGGAAGCCTAACGCGGCAGGGTTGCGGAACACTGTCGGGCCGCGGTTGATGCTCCGGTACCCGAGGTTGCCGCGCTAATGGCGCATGCCCGGCCGGAAGACTGGAAGAATCCGGACTATACCCGCGTCATCGAAGAGCGACAGATGCGGCTCGACCGAATCCGGAAGACGGATGGTTGGGACATGCTCCGGCGGTACTACCGCCAACCGGGCAACCTCGTTCATATGATCGAGGATTGGTTCTTCACTTACGACCCGCGCAAGGTGAACGCGGGCGGCGACGCCTACATGCCCTTCATCCTGTTTCCGAAACAGCGCGAGATGATCGTGTGGATGGAGGAGCGCTGCCGCTCGAATGAGAGCGGGCTGATCGAAAAATCGCGCGACATGGGAGTGACCTGGTGCTCGGCGGCGTTCGCCACAGCGCAGTGGCTTCTGATCCCCGGCACCAAGATCAGCTTCGGGTCGCGCAAGGAATCCTTGGTTGACACGATCGGGGACCCCGACTCGATCGTGGAGAAGATTCGGATTTTGCTCCGAACGATCCCGGAGGAACTACTCCCGCGTGGGTATAACGAGACTCAGCACGCGCGGTACATGAAGGTCGTCAACCCGGAGAACCGTGCGGTGATCTCCGGAGAAGCCGGTGACAACATCGGGCGTGGTGGGCGTTCCGCGGTCTACTTTCTCGACGAGGCGGCGTTCATCGAGCGCCCCGACTCGGTGGAAGCGGCGCTGTCGCAGAACACGCAGACAAGGTTCGATGTATCCACCCCGAACGGCGTGGGAAACCCGTTCTACCGAAAGCGCTTCGGCGGCGTGATCGATGTCTTTACATTGCACTGGACGGATGATCCGCGGAAGGGCCCGGAGTGGTACGCGGAACAGTGCCGCACTCTCGATCCGAAGATCCTCGCACAAGAGGTCGACCTGGACTACGAGTCCTCGGGCGATGACCCGGTTATCCACGCGAAGTGGGTACGGGCTTCGTTGATGCTCCGAAAGAAGCTGGAGCAGACGCCCGAGTGGCCAGGCTTGGTGAAGCGCTGGAAACAGCAAGGCGTCGTCAGCGGGTTCGATGTTGGGGGCGGATCCGCCTACTCTGTCGTCATCTCTCGGTGCGGTCCGCTCGTATTCGCGGTATCCGAGTGGCTCGACAAGCAAGAGAGTGACCCGGCGGCGCGCGCCGCTCTCGAAGCCAAAGAGTGCGGGGCGTCCATGCTCAACTACGACTCAATCGGGGTTGGAAAACACCTGATGCGCAGGCTTCGAGAGCTGTCCACCGCCAACGTGCGCGGCGTGAACACAGGATCTAAAACGTCTTCTCGGCTCTGGCCGGACAAGAAACGATCCCCCCAGAAGTTCTCCAATATGAAAGCGGAGATTTGGTTCATGGCGCGGGAAAGGCTGGAAGCAACCTTCGAGCATTTCCTCTTCGTCGAGGGTCAAGGGGGGACGGAGCACAAATTGGAGGAGCTGCTGTTGCTCCCAGAGCATCCCCGTTTGGTGGGCCAGCTCCCTCTCACTGGGTACAAGGTCCTGGAAAGTGGGAAGATTCAGATCGAGTCAAAGCAATCATTGAAGACGCGCGGCATCGAGTCCCCCGATCACGCTGACGCGCTGATGCTCACTCTCACACCCCCGCCGGCGCGCATGCGCGTTGGGCGGACCACGGGGCTCTACTAATGGGTATCGACAACCGCCATCCGGACTACGTTTTCCGTGAGCCTGATTGGCAGATGATGACGGATCTGTACGCCGGCGAGCGCGTGGTCAAAGAGAAGAACACCGCTTATCTCCCCCCGACCCCTGGGATGATCGCGGATGGCGTGTACGGAGCCGGTGACCTCCCCGGGAAGAGGGCGTATGAGGCGTACTTGAGCCGCGCGCATATGCCGGATTTCGTGAAAGACGCGGTCGGGACTCTCGTCGGTGTCATGCACAGAAAGCCGCCGAGCATCAAAGTACCCGCAGAGATGGAGGAGTGGGTCAAGGATCTCAGCCGGCAGGGGGAGAGTGCGGAGCTGCTTCTCCGCCGGATCAATGAGCAGCAGCTTCTCAAGGGGCGCTACGGGCTCTTGGTCGACGTGGACGACGCGGAAGGCAGGCTCCGCTTGGTGCCCTACCTGACGGAATCCATCATCAACTGGGATGATGACCGCACCCAGGAGTTCGCGGCGAATCGGCTGAACTTCCTCGTTCTCCAAGAAGACATTTTCGAGCGGACTCTGGAAGACCCCTATGCGTGGGTAGAGACTTCCCGTTTCCGCGTGTGCCAGATCAATGAGCAGAACACCTACGAGACGTTCACGGAGACGGAGTCCACGCAGTCGGATGTCATCGAGCCGGTGTTCCGCGGCAAGCCTCTGCCCGGGATTCCGTTCGTTTCCATCGGTGCGAATGACCTCCTGATTTCGCCGGACGACATTCCGTTGCTCGGGCTCGGGCGGCTCACGCTGCTGGCATACCGGGGCGAGGCCGACCTTCGCCAGACGCTTTTCATGCTCGGGCAGGACACCCTCGTCGTGACGGGCGCGGACGAAGAGGTCGACGAGCACGGCAACCCCCTCAAATCCGGGGCCACGCGCCTCGGCGCCGGGGCGCGGATCGATGTCCCTATGGGCGGGGATGCGAAGTTCATCGGCGTCAAAGGGGATGGGCTCCCCGAGCAAAGACGAGTTCTCGCGGATGACTACATCCGGGCCCGCGAGTTGGGCTCCCGTCTGCTGGAGCAGCGGACGGGGCAAGCGGAATCTGGCGAGGCCCTGAAGACGCGCGTCGCCGCGGCGACTTCGACGCTCACCCAGCTCGCCAAAACCTCAGCCGCGGGCCTGGAACGCGCACTGAAGATCATGGCAGAGTGGGCGGGGTTCGACCCCGAGCAGGTGCGGGTAGAGCCCAACCTCGACTTCGCGGAAGCGAATGCCCCGCCGCAGGCGCTTCTGGCGCTGATGCAAGGCAAGCAGGCGGGCGCCCCGCTTTCGTTGGAAGAAATCCACGCTTGGGCCCGGCGCAACGGGTTCACCACGCTGACATTCGAGGAAGAGACGCAGCGGATCATGGCGGAGCGCAATCTGATGCTGGCCTCCGCAGCGCCGGTTACCCTATCTGCGCCCGACGAGCCCGACGAGCCCGACGAGCCCGACGACGAGCCCGATCCGGAGTGATTCCAACCCGCACGGGAATGTCCCCGTGCAGTAACACCATGAGGTGATGACCGTGAAGCTGAAGGCAATCTACGAGACCGAGGAAGAGATCCCCGCGGGATTCGAAGCGCTCTACGAGGAGCGAGATGGTCGATGGGAGCTGACCGGGGTCGAGGGCGTCAAGACCGACGCCGACGTGACCCGGCTCCAAGCGGCGCTGAAGAAGGAACGAGAGGCGCACAAGGCGGTGCGAACGAGGCTGTCGGCTTTCGGCGAGCGAACCCCCGAGTCGGTCGAGGAGCTGGAAGACCAGATCGCCGAACTTCAGGCGGGCGGCGGGGGCAAAGGCACGCCGACGGATGAACAGATCGAGCAGCGGGTGGCCGCGCGCGTCGCGCGTGAGCGCCGGGAGCTGGAAAAGCAGCTCAAGGCGGCCCAGGACGAGGCGGCGCTCCTCCGCACGGAGCACACAGAACTGTCCGCACGCGACTTCCGGCGAAGCCTCCGTGACGAGTTGACAGAGTCGACGACGGGCGACAAGGGGGTACCGATTCGCCCCGAGGCTCTGTCCGACGCGGAGCTGCTGGCTGAACGCCTGTTCGAACGCAACGAAGAAGGGAAGTTCGTGACTCGGGAGGGAGCCGGCGTCGAGGCTGGTCAGACCGTGCGCGAGTGGCTCTCCGACATCGTCGCGGGAAATCGTCGGCCGCACTGGGTCCGGGAGAGCCAGGGCGCTGGCGCCGGCGGGAACAAGAAGCCTGGGACGAACTCGGGCATCAACCCGTTCGATGACAAGAACTGGAATGCCACGGAGGCGAGCCTCCTGGTATCGAAGAATCCTCAGCTCGCGATCAAGCTCGCGAAGGCGGCGGGAACCCCGCGCGCCCTCTCGATGCTCGCGGGGCTGGAGAAGTAGACACTCGCACCGACATGCGTCGGCGCGGGGTCAAGAAACCGCCCGGATGACCGGGTACCCAGGGGCCTCAAGGCGGGGCCCCATTTGTACCAAAGAAGGAGATAGCCAATATGGCTCTCGTACAGATTGCGGACGTGGTCGTCCCGGAGCGCTTCGCGGCCTACGTCCAGGTTCTCACTGCTCAGAAAAGCGCACTGATCCAGTCGGGCGTCGTGGGCGTGGACAGCTTCCTTTCGGGGCTGCTCGCCGGCGGCGGGTCGACGTTCAACCTGCCGTTCTGGAACGATCTCGCCGACACCGAGGCGAATGTCTCGGGTGACGAGAAGGCGGACTACCAGGCGCCGGTGAACGTGCCGGAGACGGATGCGATCCCGCTGGCTCTGACCACGGGCCGGGAGATCGCGGTCCGCGTCAACCGGAACCAGAACTGGTCGGCGGCCGATCTCGCGGGCGCGCTCGCGGGCTCGGATCCGATCGACGCGATTTCGAATCGCGTTGCCGACTACTGGCGGCGGCAGGATCAGCGCCTCCTCATTTCCGTAGCGCAGGGCGTGATCGCGGACAACATCGCGAACGATGCAGGCGACATGGTCGAAGACGTGACCACGGTGGGCGCCGTGGCCGAGGCCAATCGGTTCTCGGCCGAGGCGTTCGTCGACGCGCAGCAGACGATGGGTGATCGCGGCAGCGACCTGACCGCCGTGATCGTCCACTCGGTCATCGAAGCCAGGATGAAGAAGCTCAACCTGATCGACTTCATCCCGGATTCGAACGGCGTGGTCAACATCCCGACGTACCAGGGCAAGCGCCTGATCGTCGACGATGGCGTTCCGGTGTTCGTCACCGGCGCGAACCCGGCCACCTCGATCTGGCTGTTCGGGACGGGTGCTTTCGGCGCGGGGGAGGGAACCCCGAAGGTGCCGGCGGCCGTGTCGCGGTTCGAGCTGGCGGGCAACGGTGGTGGTCAGGAAGTGCTGACCTCGCGGCGGGAGTTCATCCTCCATCCGCGCGGTTTCGCCTTCGTGGGCGCGCCGGCTGGAGTCAGCCCGACGAACACCGAGTTCGCAGCCGCGACGAGCTGGGATCGTCGTGTCGAGCGCAAGCTGATCCGGTTCGCGGAGCTGCGCGTCAACATCTAGGCCGAACCACGGCCACACTCAGGCGCGGGCCTAACGGCCCGCGCCTTTCGCCTACTCGCGCCCCTGGCGCTCTTGATTCAACCCCTGGAAATAGGAGTACAACATGTCCGAAGCAGAGTTTTCACCCATCGAAGAGCCCACCGCGGAGCCCACCGCAGAGCCCGCCCCGGAGGAGCTGATGGTATCGACGGCGGCTGAGCTGACGCTGGCGAAGGCCGCATACGACAAGGCTCTCGCTGCCCACCAGAAAGCAGCCCGCGCCGTCGCCGTCGCCGGGCAGGTGAGGTTCCCCCTCCCGGAAGTCAACAGGCTTGCACGGAAGCATGACAGGCAGTGCGCGGAAGCCAGAGCCTCGGCTCTGCGGATGCTGGAGTAGCATGCCCTCGCGCGCTCTCCAGGCAGCCTTGTACCTAGCCCGCAAGCGGAAACGAATCGAGCAGAACCCGATTCAGAGTGGGCCCATCGTTTGCTCTTTCCTCTCTGGGTCCAAGTCGGTCGTGCGGGCACCGCAATCTGGGAGTTTCATCACGGATGGATTCACTCCAGGGGTCCAAGTGAAGATCGAGGGGGCCCTCAACGCCGAGAACAATGGGCTGTTTTCTATAGTAAGCGTGGGCGCGGCTTTTCTCACAGTCAGCCAAACGCCCGTAGATGAATTCGGTACTACTGGCGTCCGGGTCTCCCGGGTGCTGGCGGGGTAACCATGCCGCTCGTCGAAGCCGATCTGATCGTCGAAGATGGGACAGGGGTCGAGGACGCGAATGCGTATGCGACGCTCGCCTTCGTCGAGGAATACCACCGTCTGAACGGTAATGCAGAATGGGCCGCGGCCGTGGAGGACGACCGCGTTCGGTCTATCATCCAGGCCACTACCTACATCGGGCAGCGTTGGATATTCGCCGGGCAGAGGGTCTTCATCGAGCAGACGCTCGACTGGCCCCGGCTCGGCGCACCAGATTCAGACGGGGTGGACTGGTGGCTCGAAGAGGTGCTGCCGCCGGTACTCGCGCGAGTCACCGCGGAGTACGCCCTCCGGGCATTGACCTCACCCCTGGCCCCCGATCCGACTGTTGACTCTGATGATGCGGGCCGCTTCGTGACGATGCGGTATGATCGTGTCGGCCCAATCATTGAGGAACGCAGATATTCAGATCGACGGTCGGTGTCGCATCTGCGCCCCATCCCGGGGGCGGATCGCATGATGGTGAAGAGCGGGCTCGTCCTCACTTCTGGTCGGACGATCCGTGCCTAGCCGAGCTGCGCTGACCGCGGACCGGCTGATCCGGAAGAACGGGCGCCCGGTTCAACTCCGGTACTTCGATGGGTCCTCCGCGCCGAATGACCCGGCGAAGCCGTGGCGCCTGGGGACGCCAGAGTACCAGTTCCTCCCGACTGTTGCGGTGTTTCTCGACACGCAGACAGCGGACTTGCTGGCGCGGGTTTCCGCGGTGTCCCGTCTGATGCTTTCGCCGACCGAAGTGGATAAGACGCTGGCCCTGATCCCTGGGACAGTCTCGATCGTTCCGGAGATCAACATGACTTTGGTCGACACGATGCAGACGTGGGAGATCAAGCGGGTCGAGAAGATCGAACCTGGGGCGGACGGCCCCGCGCTATTCCTCCTGATGTTGGGGAACTAAGGTGCCCGAAGCCACAACCCCCGAAGAGGCTCGTGATCTGATCAGCTCGATCCTCCAAGCCGCTTGGGATGGGTTCGACTGGAGCAGCTTGCCCGGGCAGACCGGCAAGGCCCCGCTGTTCTACGACAACGAAGACGCGAAGCGGCCCGACGACCCCGCGCTCTTCGGGCGCTTGGTGGTGCGCCACTTCTTCGGCGGGCTCGCTTCGATCACGAGCGGCCCGCACAAGTTGGTCCGGTTCGGGGGTACCCTTTTCGTGCAGCTTTTCCAGCCGCAGGGGACGGGGACTCTCAAGCTGGATCGTCTCGCTTGGGGGCTTACCCAAGCGATGACGAACGCCTCGCCGGCCGAGGCGGGAAACGTGCGTTTCCGAGACGCGACGTTCCGAGAGCTGGAGTCAGACGGGGTCTACTTCCAGGTCAACGTCCAAGCCGGTTTCGAGTACGACATCTCTACCTGATCAGGAGGTCTATCAATCATGTCCGATACCAACAGAGCGTCCTTGAGCTACGTTATCGAGACGGCTCTTGGCACCACGCCCACGAGCCCGGTCTTCCGGCAGTTCCCCTACTCGGGGGCGCCGAGCCTTGGCCTCACGCCGACGACCGAAGTCAGCAATCTGATTCGCTCCGACCGTCAGATCGACGACCTGATCCTGGTCGGCGGAGAGGCTGGAGGCGATGCGAACTCGGAACTGGCATTCGAGATCCACGACGATCATCTCGCGCTCGCGTTCTTCAGCGAATGGCAGAGCCGCGTTCGTGGTGAGAACTTCAATCCCTTCGCGCCGCAGATCAGCCAAGCAGAGACCACCGGGGACACGTTCGTTCTGACGGGGGTCATCTCTTCGTCGGTCACCATCGACTCAAGCAGCGTGGGCAATACGCTCACGCGGGCGGCGGGTTCGTGGCTCGATGATGGGTTCCGCCCGGGCATGACGGTGCTGATCGAGAACTCCGATCTGACCGCTAACGATGGGTACTTCACGCTGACCAGCGTGTCGGCTCTGGTGATGACCACCATGGAAGCGTTGGTCACCAAGGTCGCCGACGCGGTCGACATTTCGCAGAGCGTGACCGCCGGGGACATCCTCCGAACGGAGGGGTTCGCGAATGCGGCGAACAACGGGTTCCATGTCGTGACCGGGGCCCCGACGGGGCTGGTGATCCCGGTGACTTCGAACCTCGTCAACGAGACGAGCCCGCCGGCCACGGCGGCGCTTCATCATGTCGGTCGGCGTGCCTCGACGAGCGATATCGTGGCAACGGTGGGCCCCACGGGCATCACCTCGACCGCCCTCGACTTCGAGACCCTGGACCTGGAGCCGGGCGACTGGGTGAAGGTGAACGGAACCGGCGGTACGTGGCCGGCCGGGAACAACATCTGGTGCCGGGTGCTGAGTGTCGGCACCAACGCTGTCGTGTTCGACATCGCGCCGGGATGGGCGTCAGATGCAGGTACCGGGACGGTCGTCGATCTCTACTTCGGGGAACGCCTGAAGAACGGGGTGGAACGTCGCTCCGAGACGTTGCGGATCGCCTACGAGGATCAGAGCCCGGTGCTGTATCAGTATCTCCGCGGCTTCCTGGTGGACCAGGTAGTGCTCACGGCGGGGACCCAGGCGATCGTCGAGGCGTCGTTCACCTTTGCGGGCATGTCGGCGCAGTTCAAGGACGATGGGCCCCTCTCCGGCGAGAGCGTCGTGGAATCCGGCCCCGTCCGGGTGCTCAACTCGTCGAGCAACGTCGCGCGGCTCGCTCGCGGAGGCGTCGCTATCTCGGGGGGCAACTTCGTCACGGAGTTGTCGTTCACCATCAACAACAACCTTCGCCGGAAGAATGCCGTGTCCTTCATCGGCGCGGCCGACATCGGCGCTGGGGAGTTCGGGGTCACGGGATCTCTCGCGGCCTACTTCGACGACAAGACCATCGCGGATCAGGTCGTGCAGAACACCGAGACCTCGGTGGATGCGAGATTCGAAGACGGCGCCGGCCATCTGCTTTTGGTCGACGCTCCGCGGATCAAGTATTCGGAAGGCTTGCCCGAGATCGCGGGCAAGAACGAAGATGTCATGATCAACGCGAACTTCCAGGCGATCCGGCATCTCATCTTCGGCTACACGCTGAAGCTGGTGCGGGTTCACGGCGTTCAGTAGCGTCGAGTCGCAGCCTATCATCCAATCGGTAGGACTCCCTTTCTAGGGGAATGCGGGTTAGAATCCCGCTAGGTCTGCGACAAGTCATCCCCTGCGCTTCGCGCGCAGGCCGCCAGCGGCCTACGGGCCGCTGGCTTCTTTTCTGCTCAGGCTCAATCGCTGGATGGTCCTGCGGTAATGAGCCTGTACGTTAGGAGACCCCATGTCCGCAAGCATCTACGCAGTGTTCGAAAGCGACGCGGAGAAGGAAGCCAATGGCGCCTTCATCGATGTCGGCCCCTTTCGTTTCAAGCTCGCCCGTGCGGGCGGCGCCAACCGGCGCTACAAGACCCTCGTCGAGAAGAAGATGAAACCCCATGTCCGTCTCGCGGAGGCGGGCCTGCTGCCCGACGACACGGCGACGGAGATCCTCGCCGAGTGCTTCTCCGAGGCGGTGGTGCTCGACTGGGAGAACGTCTCGGACCGCGACGGCATTCCGGTGCCCTTCTCGCCCTCGGCGTGCAAGAAGCTGCTGATCGAACTCCCGGATCTGTTCGACGAGCTTCGCGCGCAGGCGACGAAGGCATCGAACTTCCTGCGCGGCATCCGTGAGGCCGACGCCCGGGACTGACCACTCTCCTGCGCTGGGAGCTGGAGTGGGGGCCGCGGGCGCAGGGGATTGCAAGAGCGGCTCTCGAAGCGGGGCGGGCGGTACCGGAATCTGCGGTGCCGCCCACTCTCCCCGACCATCTCGTTCCGTACCTGGAGAACCCGGGCGGCTACTTCTGGCAGCTCTCTACTGATCGTCCTTTCGGACTCAGCTCCGTGGGCCCGATCCCTTGGTCTTCGAAGGATCGGTACGCGCGCTGGCTGGGGCTCGACGAGGAACAGTACGAAGATTTCATCTTCACGATTTCCGCTTTGGACGAAGAGTTCCTGAAGATCCAGGTCGAACGCGCGGAGCAAGAAAGCAAGAAGAGGAAGCACAAGAGATAGCATGCCCACAAGCCTTCGATCGTTTCAAAAGCGCATGAAGCATCTCGCGGCGACGATCGAAGTGAACGCGGGGTCAGCCACGGAAGAGGTAGCGACAAAGGTGCTTTCGACCGTCGCCTACGGCACCCCGGTTGACCGATCGGCCCGAGCCGATGACATCGTGGCTCGGGCAAACTGGGTCGTAGGGGTCAACCAGCCCGATGAAACTTTCCGCCCGGATCGTGGCCCGGAGGAAGTCATCCGGGAGGGCCGCGACCGCATGAAGTTCGTGAGCGATGGGGTCTCGGTGTTCATCTCGAACGGCGGGGACAAGATCCCGTATCTACGCCGGCTGAACAATGGGTGGTCGAGGCAAGCACCTGCCGGCTTCATTGAAGCCGCGGTGCGGGCGGGTGTCCAAGCAGTGCCGAGCGTTCGCATCTTGCGGCGAAAGAAGTAGATGGCCGAACGAGTAGATATTGTAATCCGAACTACCGGCGGCTCCGCCGCGGCGCAGGATTTCCTGCGCATGGCTGGCGCGGCGGGTGCTGCGAACACCGCAGTCCGGTCCCTGCTCGGTGTACTCGGCACAACCTCAGTGTTCCTCGCCGCAGGCTTTGGTATTCGCGCCGCGATCACCCAGATCACTGAGTTCGAGCGGCAGATGTCGGCCGTGAAGGCGATCTCCGGCGCCACCGGGGAAGAGTTCGAGCTGCTCACCATGAGAGCCAGGGAACTCGGCGGATCTACTGTCTTCACCGCCACGCAAGCGGCGGAGGGTCTCAAGTTCTTCGCACAGGCGGGCTTCTCGGTCCAAGAGTCGATGCAAGCGGTCGGCGCGGCTCTCGATCTCGCGATCATCGGCATGACGGATCTCGGGACGGCGTCCGACATCACGGCCAATGTGATCCGCGGTTTCAATCTCGCGGCCTCCGAGGCAGGGCGGGTCGCCGACGTGCTCGCGTTCACGGCCTCGAACACCAACACGAACGTCATCCAGCTCGGTCAGGCGCTCAGCTTCGTGGCGCCGGTTGCCAAGGGGCTCAATGTCCCTCTGGAAGACACCTCGATCGCTCTGGGCGTGCTGTCTGACGCGGGTCTCAAGGGGCAGCGCGCGGGCACCGGCCTGCGCGGCATCTTCCAGAAATTGGTCAACCCGTCGGAGAAGGCCCGGAAGATCATCGAGTCCTTCAAGATCTCTATGGAGGACGTGAACCCCGCGATCCACGGAGTCCGCGGAGCGATCGAAAACCTCTCCCCGGTGCTTGCTGGGCCTGATGGCGCCGCGAATGCGATGGCGATCTTCATGCAGCGCGCGGGCCCGGCGGCGCTGATCCTGAACCAGCTCAAGGATCGATTCGACGACCTCGCAGAACGCATCAAGGAATCCGAAGGCGTCGCCAAAGAGATGGCCGCCATCATGCAGGACAACCTGTGGGGCGCGGCCAAGATCCTCACCTCCGCGCTCACGGAGACGGTTCTTCAGTTGGGCGACGCGGGGCTGACCGGCGTGATGAAGACGGTGCTGCGCGAGACGGCGCTGCTCGTTCAGGCGTTCAACGGGACGCTCGACGCGGCCGACAAGGCGAACGAGAAGTACATCGCTTGGGCGGGCACGCTGAAGGTGGTGGCTGCCGCTGCGGGTGGCGCAGGCCTCACTATGATCCTTCTGGGGCTCGCGAAGGCGGCCACGCTCGCGATCTCCGCCCTGGTGGGGTTCGCGCTTGCAAACCCCTTCACCGCGCTGATCCTCGGGGCCAGCGCCCTCATTGGGTACTTGGTTTCGGTCCGTGATGAAATGCTGCTGATTAGCGGGCATGAAGTATCCATCCAAGGGCTTGCGACGGTCCTCTCCGCTGATTTGACCGAGGCGGTCAAGGGCCTCAACACAGAAATCCTGGGTACGAATACATCCCTTGACGGGATGAACGAGAAGCTGGGGATCCCGACAACCAAGGCGGCGCTGATCGAGAATCTCATTCTGTCCTTCATGTGGCTCAAGAAGGTCCTCGAAGAAATCAACGTGCGCATCGAGAATCTGTTCGTGAAGTTCGCGAAGTTCGCGGGTTTCACCAAGCTCGCTGGCTTGGGCGAGCGGAAAGAAACGCCCTTTGGTGATTTGTCCGCGGAAGCCGCGGGCGCAACGAGCCAGTTGCTAGGACGCGCCGCGGAAGCGTCAAAGACCCGCGCGGCGACTCTGAAAGCCGAAGAGGAACGAGTGGCCGCGCTGAAGAAGAGGTACGAGGAGCTACTCGCTGGTGGGTCTGGTGTCGATCCCGGGCTGCTCAGCGACATCGAAGAGGCCATCGCGGAATCCAGCTCTGTGGCGACCTCTGGCGCGAGGGAACTCCGTACTGAGATCGCGGCGCTCGAAGCGTCCGTGAACCCTTATGTTGCGGCACTCCAGGCATACGAGAAGAACACGCTCCTCGTAACCGAAGCGATGGCGAAGTTCCCGAAGGAAGCTGAGCGCTGGATCGAGCTTCAGGGGCGGGTGAACGACTCGTTCACCGAGATGATCAATCAGGCTGATCAGGCCGCGAACCAGGACCTCGTGGCGCTCCGCAACGCAGCCGCCTCGCTCGCCGGCGCGATGGACCCATCCGTCGCCGTCACGAATGAGCTGAACGAGCGTCTGGATCTCTTGGCGAAGCTCGCGAACAGCGGCGATGTCGAGCTGATGAAACTCGCAGAGACCCTACGGGGGCCCGTCGTAGAAGCGGCGGAACTGGCCAAGGAAAAGCTGATCGACCCTAGCCTCCTCGAAGGGCTGGAGGGCATGAAGGCGGGCGCCCTGGCGGCCTTCGCGGAGCTGGGCGGCGGGGCCCTCAACGAGTTCAGCGTTGTCAAGACCGGGCTCGTAGGGATCTTCTCCGCGGCTGGCGATGCCTTGAGCGAGTTCGTGACCACCGGGAAGACGGACATCCAGGATTTGTCCCGAACAATCATCCTGGAAATCAGCAAAGCCATGGCGAAGTTCGCGTTGATGCAAGCCCTCAAGGGCTTGCAGGGTTTGGGCGGAGCAAGTGGTGGCGGCGTTGGCGGGTTTATCAGTCAGATCGCCACCGGGCTCCTCACCACGCGTGCTTCGGGCGGTGCCGTCGGCCCCGGCAAGTCGTTCCTCGTCGGGGAAGAGCGACCTGAAATCTTCACGCCGCCGACCGCGGGCTCGATCACCCCGATGGACAGCGGGATGTTCAATCCGCAGGTGAACGTCCAGGTCATCAATGTGGATGACCCGGACAGCGTACCGCGCGCGATGGCGACCAAAGAAGGCGACCGCGCAATCGTGAACGCGATCCAGCGGAACTCTGCCAAGCTGCGCAGCTTGATCTAGGAGGCAACGTGGCTTTCATTTCCGGAACGGCCCCCACCGGCGATACATTCGCGGCGGGCCATCGACAGTTGTACCGGATCATCCGGCGGCTCGTGACTGGAGCCCCCTCCGTTGGGACGGTGGGGTACACCGGGACCGGCAACGGGGTGATCGGAGAAATTGATACAGAGGTCGGCGCGCCTACGGAAGTGTGGACTATCACCTTCTTGGACGCCACGAACTTCACTGTGTCGGGGTCTGTGAGCGGCGTGAAGGCCAACGGCACGATCGCATCAGACTACATCGACGGGGAGATTTCATTCCGCATCGAAGCGGGCGCCACGCCTTTCGTGCTGAACGACGAGTTCACCATCCCCGTCACGGTGAACACCGCCGTAGTGGGAAACGATCGATGGGTTATCGACCGCTGGGACCCCTTCGCCTCCGATCTCGAACTGATCATGCACGGCGTCGGCCTCGCCGGCACGGACGAAATCTACCTCGGGTGGCGGGTGACCGAAACGCCCGCGAGCCAGTTCTACCATTGGCGGCAGCGGGGATTCACCGGGTTCTCTGGCACCGAGCTGTTCTCCAATCAGCCAGGGGCGAGCACGGAGACGTGGTGCGCTCTCTGGGACCAGAGCCATCCTTTCTGGCTTTCTGTGAACGGCCGCCGGATCATCCTAACTGCTCGCGCCAGCATCACCTACCACACGATGTACGGGGGGTTCTTTCTCCCCTATTCCACGCCGCTGGAGTACCCCTACCCGATCATGGTGGCGGGGGACCACACAGGAACGCTGCTGTCGTACAACGATGGGGGTTTGGACCATTTCCTGAACGCCGCCCCAGGGAGTGGTGGGACCACAAACGGGTATCTTCGGCGGATTGACGGGACATGGGTGGGCTTCGATCGGGACGCAAGCGCCAATGTCATGTTCTGGCCGTACACAACCATGGGTAGCTCCAGGAATACCTGGTTGCAAACAGAGACGATCGGGGGCTCTGTCGTGGTCTTCCCAGTGTCAATCATCGATGGGCGCGCAGAAACCTCCGGGGGAACGATGGCTGGGATGTCGCTGGTCGGGACCGTAGATGGGGTCTTCGCCCTGCCGGGGTTTGGCGTGTCGCCGGAGGATGTCGTGACGATCTCGGCTGACACCTACCGGGTTTTCCCGAACATCGCTAAGACCGGTCGCGCTGACTTCTGGGCGCAGAAGGAAGAATAGTGGCCTTCCAAACTGGCGTATACACCTCCCCGGCGAATCTGTTGGCGTCTCTCGCTACCTTCGTGGCGGGTCTCGGTTGGACAGTTCATACGACAACGGGCGATGGCACGGGCGGCACGGGATATGGCGCGTCGCAGTTGTCGATCAGTTCGGACGGCATCGTGATCAATCTCCTGCCGACTAACGCCAACGGCGGTTCCGTTCGCGGTCAGCCCTCTCTGGCATGGGTCGGTACTGGCACCCCATACTATGCGCATACAGGCTCCCCGGATGCGACTGGTGTCGCCAGCACCATTGTCATGATGAACGAGATTGGGACGGGGGTCGGGACGAAATACTACTTCTTTGGGAACAGCTCCTCCCCCCGGTACGTTCATGTCGTCGCAGAGTCCGCGGCGGGGCTGTTCTCGCATCTGAGTTTCGGCACGATCGAGAAGGCCGGCACGTTCACGGGAGGTGGGTATCTGTCCTCCTCTTCGGTATCCACTGGGACCGGGAACTACCGGGCCCCGTTCGGGGGTAAGGGCTCAAACAGCGGGACTTCCGGCGGTACGAGCTGGATCTACGTGCCCGGATTGATCGGAGCTTCTGGGGGCGGGTGGAATCGGAACTTCGGGAGTCTCGCTTACAGCAACAGCAACGCCCTCAGTTTCACGGATGCGCTTTGGCTCCCCGGCATCGACGCGGCGACTCAGCGGACGGCCCTCGCCCCCATCATCTGTCTATCCTTCAACAACGCCACGTCGACGGCAGTGGACCGATCCCAGATCATCGGCCGGGTCCAGGGGGTGCGCTCGTTGTCGATGCGAACCAGGGACCCCGGGTCGTCCCTCACGTTTGGGTCGGACACCTGGAGGGTTTTCCCTTGGCGGGCGAAATCCGATGCGGGCGGGGATAACATCAGCGCAATCTACTCCTACGATTCTACCGCCCCCTTCAACAGCGGGCTGTGCGGTCTCGCCTATCTGGAATTTGCATGAGTGCGTTCGTTGACTCCGCGCCGATCCACGCACGGATCACCGCCAGCGTCAACCTCGATCAGATCAGCCTGTTGGCGGATGGGAGTCCCAGCCCGGTCCCCCAGGTACTCGATCCATTTGCCCTCTACGGTACGGTGGCGGCATCATCCCCCGGTTTCTTTGAGGCGAATAGATCCGGCGGCCTGATCCCCACCATCGAGTCCGATTGGTACAACCGGATTCATCTGGTCCCCGGGCGATTCGATCTCGGGAATCTGTTGCAAGGCGAGAACCGGGACTTCCTGCTCTGGAATTCCTACTTCATCACCAAGACCTTGGGGTCGGTCGTGGCGACGGGCGCGGACGGGATCACCCTTTTCGGGCAACCCGCGCCGCCGTTTGCATACGACCCCTTGGAGTACCGCGTCCTATCTGTAGCGGTCTCGCTGGACGGGCCCATTGGTGTCGACGCGAACTTCTTGTTCGACTGGAGTGATGCGGAAGATGTCACCCTGTTCATCACGGGCACGCGCGCGCTTATCTTCGCGTTCGAGCCGCAGTTCCCGCTGACCGAGACCCTCACCTGGAAGACCGACATCCTGGAGTCCTACGGGGGCTTCGAGCAACGTGTCCGCGTCCGCCCACTCCCGCGCCAAGCGATGAGGATGGATGTACTGCTCTCAGACATCAACTTGCAGCAGCGGCTACGAAATCTGATGTTCTCCGCAGCGGGACGCGCGGTCGGGCTCCCCGTATGGTGGGACATGGTGCCCTTGTTGAAGCCGGCGGCGGCTAGCAACACCTCGATCTTTGTAGACACAGATACCTCGAATTTCCAATCAGGGTCTTTCGTGATCCTCTGGCGGTCCGCCCTTGACTTCGAGGCCGCGCAAGTTCTGGCGGTCAACCCCGGCAGCCTGGACCTCGCGCTCCCTCTCGACGGCGCGCATCCGGCGGGCTCGACGGTCGTGATGCCCCTGTTGCGCGCAGTGTTCGACAACCAGATTCCGGTGGGCAGGTACAAGATTGATGTTACGCGATCGGAGTTCATCTGGAGGTTCCTGGAAGTCTCGGACCTCTCTTTGCCCGACGGACAAATGACCTTCTACGATGGGTCGCCAATCTTCGAGGATCTAAACTTCATGTCCTCGTCGATCCTGGAAGAACCCGTCGATGCTTCGGCGGTTTTCGTTGACAACGAGATCAGCGCTGGGCCGGCGATCTTCCGGCGCCGGCCACCCGTCTACGCTTCTGTCAAAGGTTGGTTTGCGCGTGGGAGGGCGGATCGCTGGAGACTCCGACGGCTGCTCCATGCGATGCGCGGGCGACAACGCAGCTTCTGGCTGTCTACTCACCGAACGGATTTCGTGCTGAACCAGTTGGTCGGGCCGGCGGATACTTCGATCTTCGTGGACCAGGCTGACTTCCAGCTCCAGGTGAACGGGCAGCCTCCGTTCAATCACTTGGCGATCTATCTCAAGAACGGCACGACGTTCTACCGAGAGATCACGGCGGTCGGCGTCGGGTTCGATGACTCCACCGAAAGCCTATCCATTGATTCAGCACTCGGGCAGAGCGTCGATCCGTCGGATGTCCTGCGCATCAGCTTGCTGTTGCGGTGCAGATTCGACTCCGATGAAATCACCCTCGCTCACCCCCACCAAGAAGAGACCGAGGTGTACGTCCCTATCGTAGCGGTGCTCCAATGAGCTATCTGAGCCAAGAGCAGTCGGTAGAACTCGGGTCTCCCGTCGAGCTGTACCTGTTTCAGAATCTCGAAGAGTCCTTCGCTTACACCACCGGACCCGAGGAATTGGTGCTCGGGCCCACCACCTATCTCCCGCGCAACATCACCCCCACAGAGCCGGAGATCACCGCGGATCTTCAGCCGAACAACCGCACCTTTCGCCTGCCCGCGATCGACGCATTCGCTTTGCGGTATCGTTCGTCAGTCCCGCCCAGCAGCGACAAGCTGACCATCAAATCGCTGCATTTGACGGACGGCGGCACCCCCGAGGCGATCACGATCTGGTCGGGGGAGGTAGCTTCGGTGTCCTTCGAGGGGGATGAAGCCATCATCGTCGCCGAGCCTGTTCTCGGATCCGTCCGGCGATTGATCCCGCGCGGGAGCTTCTCCGTGGTGTGCCGGCACGTTCTATACGACGCTGGATGCAAGATCAACGAGAACGACATGGCCTACCGTTTCCAAGTGACCGTGGCCGCCGTCTCCGGCACCCTGGTCACCGTGAATGGCCCCGGCATTGGCCTAGAGGCCGCGGATTTCTTCGTGACGGGGTTCCTAGACCGCGGAGAGGTCGAGTTCCGCATGGTGATCACCCAAGAAATCCTGGGGGACAACCAGCTACGGCTCGGGCTTCTGCTCCCCTTCTCCATTCTGGAAGACTCCCAGATCCTTGTGCTACGGGCGGGATGCGACCATTCATCCGCCACCTGCTTCTCGAAGTTCAACAACATCGTGAACTTTGGGGGCTTCCCCTGGGTTCCGGGTGTCAACCCTTTCATCAAAGGTATCGAATGACCCCCGAATTCTACATCGCCGATTTCGGACTCAGCACTATTTTGGTTTCGCTTGCAGTGTCGGCTGTGCTCTTCGTGGTCTCAGAGCTGCTGAAGCCCGACCCCAAATTCGAGGACGCGCGCGCCGCTGGGCTTGGGGAGTTCGATTTCCCCACGGCCACGGAATCCCGGCAGATCCCCGTGGTCTGGGGGACGGCGCTTGTCAAGGCCCCCAACGTGATCTGGTACGGGGACCTGTTCGCGAATGAGATCAAGCAGGGGATAAAACGGGGGCTGTTCAAGAGCGGAACGAGCCAAGTCGTCGGCTACCAGTACTATATCGGGATGGATATGGCGATTTGTCATGGCCCGGTGGATGCGTTGCGGCGCATCGTGGTGGATGAAAAGGACTTGCTTCCTTTTGGTACCTATGCCGCGGGATCGGGCAACGCCGGCGAAGTGATCCGGATCAATGAGTACGAGTTCTTCGGTGGGTCTCGTGAGGGCGGGGGGATCTTCGGGGATCTTGCCTTCTATCGCGGATTGCCGAATCAGGTCCCAGATCCGTACCTCGTTACGACCCTCGGCGCCGACAAGACCCCCGCCTACGTGGATCTCTGCCACGCAGTTTGGAGGAGGGGACAAACCCTCGAAGGAACTGTCTCACCCCGGTTTTTCGCGCTGGGGCTCGTCGGTGAATCCCCCCATATCGCCCCCTGGTTCTTCGAAGTGTCGCGGTGGCCCAATCAGTTGGGCATCCCGGGCGGCAAACACAAGATTGGGGAGGAATGCAACCCGGCCGCGGTGATCTACGAGATCATCACGAATACGGTGTGGGGCATGAGCAAACCCGCCTCGATCATCCAGACCTCCGAGCTTCTGGCTATCGCGGAGGTCCTGCACGCCGAGGGGCAGGGATTCAGCCTCATTGCCGACAAGATCGTGGAGGCCCGGGAGCTGCTGTCCGAGGTGCTGCGGCAGATCGACGCCTTCATGTACCAGGACCCCTCTACAGGAAAAATCCGATTTCGCCTTCTGCGCCCAGATTTCACCGCCGGAACGCTTCCTCTTTTCAACGAGACGAACATCATCGAGGTGGAAAGCTTCGGACGATCCGCATGGGGGCAGACCTCGAATAGTGTCGAGGTACAATATGTCGACCGGACCAAGAACTATCAGGATACTTCCGCTCGGGCGCAAGATATGGCGAACGTGCGAATCCAAGACGGCGAGCACGTCATCGCGCAGTCCCGCTATCCAGGTGTGAAGACCCCTGTTCTCGGCGAGGCGATTGCGAGTCGAGAATTGCGCACCATCACTTTGCCCTTGGCGCGAGCCCGTATCATCGCGAACAGAGACGCCTCTGTGCTGCGCCCCGGGGATCTGATCCGCTTCTCCTGGGATCGCTACGGCATCTCCGAGCTGGTTCTCCGAGTGGCCGAAATGGCTCTCGGAGACGTGAAGAACGGCCGGGTGTCGCTGAACTGCGTCGAAGAGCGGTCCGCGATCGGCACTGCGATGTTTTCTCCCCCGGCACCGTCTCAGTTCGTTCCGGTCTCGAACGCCGCCACCGCCGCAATTGACGAGCTTGTGACTGATCTTCCGGCATGGTTCATCCTGACGGACATCGCCCAAATTCCGCTCCTGGACTACCCCGCGTCGTCGCCGCAGGAGCGCACGATGTCCGTGGTGGCGCGTCCTAGCGGGTTCACCACGGGCTATCAGGTGTGGGCGAATACAGGGCCCGGCGGGGCCTACGAAGCGATTTCTAACCCGGCGGCGATCCCTCCGTCCGCAGTGTTGGTCGCGAACTACCCAGCGAATACCAACCCCACCGATGTCTCGGGCTTTGCGATCGAGGACATCGACGACTCGGACTCGATTGAGCCCGGGACGGCGTCGACAATCGCGCAGTTCGGAAAGGGGTTGATCCTGTTCGAGTCTGGCGAGATCGCCGCATTCGAGGGCTTGTCAGACAACGGGGGTGGGCAGTTACAGGTGACGACAGTCCATCGAGGGTTGCTGGATACCGTGGCGGAAGCCCATAGCGCGGGGGAGCGCGTGTGGTTCTTCACGGATTTGGCGGCGGTGTCGGAGCCCTACGTCTTTTCCGGAACGCAAGCGATCAGCGTGAAACACCGAACGCGCACGCCAACCCGCGTCCTGGATCTCGCCGACGCGACGGTTCTCCCGCTGACGTTCAATCGACGGACGGAACGCCCCCTGCCCGCGGGAAACATCCTGGTGGCCGGGCAGCGCTTCCCCACTCGGATCAATGCAGACGACATCCCGGTCACTTGGGCCCATCGAAATCGCAGAGACCCGTTGATCCAAGGTCAAGACGACGCTTCGTCGGGGCTGGGGTTGCCTGCCGGCATCGAGCATCGACTGGTGTGGAAGAATCTTCCTTCTGGGGCAACTCTTCGACAGATCAGCTCCACAGGGACGAGCTACACTTATTTGCGGGCAGACCAGGAGTCCGACGCGGGCTCCCCTCCGCAGGCTCTTCGCATGGAGCTTTTCGCCAGGCATACTTCAGATGGTTTCGCATCACGGGCGATGCAGGTGAGGGAGTTCGAGACCTTCACGCCAGCCTCGCACTCGTTGGAACTCGGGTTTGCCGAGTTGCTCTTCGACTCCACTGCTCGCGACCATGGGATCGCGGATATTTGGAGCGTAGCTTTCTGGGTGAAGAGGACAGACACCACAGCCCCGGACTTCACCCTGTTTGCTCTCGATCTCGGCTCCGGGGCGAACTCCATTCGATTGCAACGGGTTGGGTCTGACGGGCGTCTCCAACTGCTGACTAAGGACTCCGCGGGCGCCATATTCAAGAATCTCTTTTGGGATTCTGCCCTACCCCTGAATCAATGGGCGCATGTCGCGGTAGTCTACGACGGCTCCCTGGCGGGGGACCCCGCGATCATGTACATCAATGGGGCGGCCGTCGCGCCGACTTCCGTGGTGTCGGACTCGACCGGCGCCATGACCAACACAACCAGAAACATGGCGATCAATTTCAGCCTCGATTCCGGGGTCATGCGTTATTTCAGTGCGGCGATTTGGAACGCGGCGCTGACCCCTACTGCGATTCAGGAGATGTCGGCGGGGGGCAAATCTTTCAACCTGAACTACGATAAGGGGGGCTACACAAATCGCGCGGCTCTCAAGCATTGGTTCCGGATCGGCTTCGACTCCTCGCCGGAAGCAGACATGGGTAAGGACTATGCGTTGAGCCCGCCCTCCTCCATGAACTTGATGACCAATGCTTCCGGGATCACCGCGGTGGATGATCGCGTGGCAGATACACCAGCATGAGGAACGGTGCCGTGAAGACTTTGCTTACCGCGCTGTGGACTTCCGAAACAATCCCTGGGCTTCTGCGCCATCTGATCGCGGGAATCGTGAGCGCTGCAATCGTCATCGCGACGACGGCATGGGCTGCCTCGCACGAATGGCAACAGTACACCGCGAAGATCGACAACACCTCCTCGGCACTGGGAGACCACATTTCCGCTCCGGGGCTACACCCTACGCTGGAGTCTTCCGTCGCGCAAGCCGAACGGCTCACCAGGATCGAAGAGCAATTGAGCGCGACTGCGTCCAAGGTGGACGAAACCCGAAACGACGTGAAGAAGCTATTGGAGAGACCCCGATGACCCAGCCTACCCCCATGAAGGAAGAGCAGTTCGCCATTCTTGCGTCGCGCGAACAATATATCACGCTGCTGAATCTGTCCGAAGGGCTAGGAAGACGCTTGCGCGCGTCTATGAAGCAGTGGGTGGACAGGGAAGGCAGCCGCCTGGTCCCACCAACGGAATCGAATCCCGCCATAGCTCTGGCGCCCCCGCCGGTGAGCCCCGTGGGCAACTTCAACTACTCAACCCGCTCGAAGACCCACCTCGCGACGTGCCATCCCGCCTTGGTTCGTTTGTTCGAATTCGTGCTTGGCACTTACGATCATGTCATCATCGAAGGACACCGCGGGAAGGAAGCGCAGAATGCGGCGTTCGATGCGGGGAGATCAAAGCTGCGTTGGCCCGATGGGAAGCACAACAGGTCCCCGTCGATTGCGGTCGACGCGGCGCCCTACGACTCCGTGGTGAAGGGGGTGAACTGGGACACGAATCATCGCACCGCGGCAGGGATGGCAAACATCAAACGCTTCTACCATTTCGCCGGCATCGTGCAAGGCATCGGCTACGCGATGGGGATTCCCATTCGGTGGGGAGGAGACTGGAACACCAACACCGAGTTCGGAGACCAGACGTTCGATGATCTGGTCCACTTCGAGTTGCTCAACCCGTGAGGAGGATGGAATGACAAAGCAGAAGGTTCGTGGGCTCGTCGTCGCGATGTTCGCGGCGTTCGCGCTCTTGACCGCGCCGGCGTGCGCAACGTCGCAGGCGATCGGCGGGAAGCCGTCGGTGGTCTACTACGCAGCCGTGATCGACTACGTCGTGGCGAAGGAAATCGCCGCCAGCTATGCCGAGCTTCCGTCGACTCCGCAGGAGCATCGCCTCGCGCTGCTCGCACTGGCCGAGGAAGGCGACAAAGCTCTGATCGAGGTGGAGGCACTGCGGGCAGAAGGCGGGGTGCCGGACGACCGCTACGCGCTCGCTGCGAAGGTGCTCCAGACCATCGCCCGCAAGCTCGAAGCCTATGCCGTTGCGGAGGGCGCACGATGAACCCGGCAACCGCGCTCCTCCTGATCCGCGTGCTCGATCTGCTGGCCTTCGCGGTGCTGAAGGGCCCCGAGGTGAAGGCTCGGTACGACCGTGCGATCACCAAGATCCGCGAACTGATCGAACAGGAACGTGAGCCCACCAGCGAAGAGTTCGCGGAGGTGCTCGCGGAGTCGGGGGCCGCCACCGAGCGGTTGCGCGCCGCGGCGGGGCTCCCGCCGGCGCCATGATCCGCAAGCCGGATACGATCGAGGCGTTCCTTCGCCAGCCCACCCACGCGGAGTGGAACAAAGCTCTGCGGAGGGGGTGGGCCGGGCCGGACGGCTCGTCGTGCTCATTCGACGTGATCCAGGGGGTGCGCGTCGGCCGGAGCAGCCCCGCCTTCGAGCACTCTCAGTATCCGGCCAACAGGCACGACTGGTACTACGAGCTGGGCCGCCGCTACGGGCTCCCGGAGTCCTACCGGCGGGCAGCAGACCTCAACTACCGCGAGTCGTGCAAAGACGCGCTGCGCGCCGTCCTGGAGGGCCCTTTCCTCTGGGTGGGGCTCTTGCGCTGCCATCTGCGCTACGCCGCCCTCCGTCTCGGCGGGCGCTCGGCGTGGCGCAGTAGGCCCCGCTAGCTCTTCGGGGGTCGAGCTAGCGTGCGGGCCGGCCGCTCAGGGCGAGAGATCGCCCTGAGCGGCCCTATGCCCCCTCCCCGCCTCTCAGGTAGTCCACCACCCAGCGCTCGAAGGCATCCCGCTCTGAGCGCTCCTCAGCCCATCTTTTCAGCTCGACCCGAGCCCACGCCGCCGTATCGTGATGCGTGCGCTCCATCTCCTGGTCCACCCTGTCCAGGGCCCACTCCGCAGCTTCGCTCCCCCTGGGGAACGAGGCATTCTGGACGCGCTCTTGGATCATCACGCCCACCTCGCCCGGCGCGAGCTGGAACAGCTCGATCCGCCAGCCCCGGTATACCGCCCAAGGGTTTCCGGCGCCAGTGCGCGGCCAATCGGTGATGTTCATCAGCACGGCCCACCGTTTCATGAGTCCGCCCAGCGCGCCAGCACGTCCCCGTGGCACGGTTGGTGGCCCCGACCCGCGCACACGAGAATCTTGCCGCGCAGGTGTTTTCTCGCCTCCGCCTGGAGGCGCTGGCACTCTTCCTCGAAGCGCGTGACGGCGCCACGCCCACGAAATGGATTGCCCCACTTCCCGGGTCGCGTGATGTCCACGAAGCGCGGGTCGTCGCGCCATCCCGGCGCGAGCCTACCCGCATTCACAATGAGCGTGGGTTCAAGAGCCTACTTTCGGCGCCGTGACAGCGCCAAGGCGACATCCACGCTTCGGATCTCCCCGCCGCGCCGGCGGCGGGGTTCGTGACGCATCCACCAAACCAGCCACCCGATCAGCGCGAAACAGATGACCACCTCGATCATGACCGGGCCGCCTTCACGATGGCTTCTGCATCCGCGCGCGAGAGCGAACGCGGCCAGCCCGCCGCCAGGGGCTTGCGCGAGTAGCCGATGCCGGGGTTGTCGAACATCCGCCCCGTCACGAGCTGCGCCACCCCTTTTGCGACGTGGAACCATCGAGGCTGCGGCGCGCACAGCCGCGCCAATCGGAGTTGCCGCGTTCGGCTTCGAGGGCACGGTTCCTCGTGGACCCCGCCCGGTTCCCGATGGCAGATCGGGCATTCAGTTTTCGATTCACCCATGATGTTCCTTTCAGTGCATGATTTCGGCGCCGTCGTCTACTACGAGCAGCTCCGTATGGGGGTGGTAGATCGCTGCGAGCAACGCTTTGGCCGCGGCGTCGATTGCGGACAGTGCAGAAGCCCGGTGCAACGTATCCATCCTCGCCGGGGTCTTCGCCGCGTCCGATGACGCAAGTTGGATCGAAGCTCTCTCGAAGTCCGAAATGGACCCCACGACCAGAGAGGTGTAAACCCCTTCCGATTTCGTGCAGCGTTTCCATTTGGCTTCGCGAAAGGCTTGCCGCATGATCATCGACGCCGTTTCTTCGGGGGTCATTTCGCGCGTAGCCCCGACAGCCGCGCGATGCTGTTCGCCTGCTCGTACAGCTTGGGAAGCTGGCCGAACGGGGCAGCCAAAACCCAGTCCACCGGGATCTGGTGGAACTCCAGCTCTGAGGAATGGGTGTCCGCGGAGGGCTCTTCGTCGGTGCGCTCGACTCGCATGATCGTTGCTCTGAAGGCGTCGCGGAGCGCCGCGGCTTCATTCAGGAAGCGCACGTCGACGACCGCCACCCCGACTTCGGTCTTGAGCAGCTCCTCGATGCACCGAAGCGCCTTGGTAGTCCAGTGATGCGGATCGATAGCCCGGAACACCTCCGTTCCAATATGTTGCAGCACGCGGCGTCGCGTCCATGGTTTCTCGCCGACCGTGCTAGCGACCCTCGCGGGCTCATTGAGCCCCCGTTCGACGTGCTCGATCACTGCCCGCTGGGCTGAGATCGGCCGATCGAAGTCGAACTGCCCCCAGCAGATTTCTGCCACTTCATCCCGCCACACCGACCGCACCGGAGCAACCGCGGACTTGTAGTCGTAATTGTCGATCTGCTTGCGGTCCCACCCATATGCTTTGCACACGAGGTCCTTCAAGGGCCATGAGAACCCGAAGCGCGCGACGCCGTAGTGGTCATGCAGGTAGTTCGCCACGGAATCCTTGCCGGCTCCTGCCGCGCCGCAGAACCCAAAAACAGGCTTTCTCACTTCAAATCCTCCCGGAGTCCCGCGAGTAGATCCTCTTGGAGACTCGCTTTTCCGCCGAGCGCGCGAGCAACCGTCCGGTCGATCGTGTTCTGGGCGAGAAGATGGTACACCATCACCCTGGTAGCTTGCTGCCCCTGGCGCCAGAGCCGAGCGTTCGCTTGGCTGTACAGCTCCAGGTCCCAAGGCAGCGAGAACCACACAATCTTGCTGCCTCCGCGCTGTAGGTTCAATCCGTGCGCTGCGCTTCGAGGGTGTACCAAGAGCACAGGCAGCTCCCCCTTGTTCCACTGTCCGATCAGCTCTGACCCTTCTTCCCCGGTGACACCGCCGCCAATGAAGGGGACGTATCCGCCGAGTATTTTCTGGATCTGCTCGATCTCAGACCGGAACTCGTAGAGTACGAGGGCGGGGTCCCCGCCGAACCCATCAATGAGTTCCTTCAGAGCTTCTAGCTTGCATGTGTGAACGACTTGGTACGAGCGGGCTTGCCGTTTGGCGCGCCCGTGCTTGTCGAACTCAAGGATGGTGCCGTCTTCGGTCAGGTAAACCACCCCGTTCGCAACCTGGCGGCACTTGGATGTCAGGGCCCCGGCATTCGCCGCGGTCACGTCCCCCGTTTCCAGTCGGACGATCAGCTCCCGTCGCAGCTCTTCGTAGATGTCGATTGCGGTGGGCGTCAGCTTCACCGGGAAGTCAGTTGTGATGAGCTGCGGAAGGTCAAGATGATCAGTCGCCCGGAGGCGAATTACCCGATCCTTCAGCGCTTCCTGGATCAACGGGAGGGAACGTTCTGTCTGGACCCACTTCAAGAATCCGCGGCCATCCGGTATTTGCGCAAACCAGAAGTTGCTACGGAATGCCTGGAGGGTCTTCCCCAAGCTCTCCCCATTGTCGATCACGTACATCTGCCCGAATAGATCGCCCAACCCATTCGGAGCCGGGGTGCCAGTGAGCCCATACCGCCGTTTCGTGACACTCTTCATTTTTGCGAGTTCACGATACCGGGTGGTGTTCCAGTGCTTGAACATGGTCAATTCGTCGATGACCAACATATCCGGCCACTTCCACCGCTGCTTTACGAGCCAGGGCAGAGACGAGGGATTCGTAACGAAAATGTCCGCGCCGGATCGCAGAGACTCTTCGGTGCGAGTCGGTCCATGCAGAACTTGAACTTTGAGCCCTTCGAAGCGGTCCCATCGAGCGGCCTCTTCGGGCCACACAGAGTACACGGGGCGCAAAGGGGCGATCACGAGCATGCGAAACACCTCGCACAGATCGCGCAGACGCCGGAACGCTTCGAGGGTAATCGCGGTCTTCCCCAGCCCCGGGTCCAAGAACAGCCCCAAGCACTCCTGGTCCACCATGCGCTGGGCGCAGCGCTCCTGGTAGTCTCGTAGTATCAGTTTTTCTCGCACGTTGCCTCTTGATCGAGGGAATCAAAAAGATCCCGCACGTCATCCATGGTCCACGGGATCTCTACCCGGAACCCGAGTCGGCGCAGACGTTCGTGAATCCACTTTTGGATATTCGACACCTTGCCGCCCTCTGTCTTCGTTTCGACGAAGATCACCCGACCCCTTGAGGCCAGCAATATTCGATCAGGAACCCCTGCCACCCAGGCGGGGTTCAACTTCCAGGCTATCCAGCCGCGGTTTTCAGCATTCCTCACTACCGCGGATTCGATCGAGGATTCGCGCAATCTTCCCCATCTCCTCACGTTCTTCCTCGCTCATTGGGTGGAATACGGTGTACCCTTCCTCAACAAGGCCGTGGTACTCCGCGATCCTTCGTAGGGTTGCGTCCGATGGCCAACAGGTGTCGTCGAGGGGCTCCGCCCCCTGCGCCACGCCAGGTGGGCATTTCGTAACCGGGAAGTAGGGCGGGATCTCGGGTCTGGTCTTCATGCTGTCGCCTGTTTGATGGAGAGGCCCGCGCAAATTGCGAGAGTGATCCCGAGCAGCGCCCATGGGAGCTGCACAGGCTCGCCGAGTATGAACGACGCGACGCCGAGGCGCATCGTGCTATTCGCAATCGTGAAAACGATCCAGGCGCCGAGCAGCGACGGCGCGCCGTGGTAGCTGAAGTAGAGGGTGAACTGTGCGATCACGATCAGCGGCCAGCACCGCCACCACGCATCCAGCAGCGTCGGCTGCACGCGATAGGTGTACTCGATCGTGATCACCGAGACGTTTGCGAGGAGCGAGTATGCCCACCAAGGGATCATCGGCATCCCTTCCAAGCGTCGAACGTCACCGGGAATAGCTCCTGGACAAGCAGAAAGCTCGCGCGCGCGTATTCCCGTATCTCATGCTGCGCATGGGGGTGGTCCCGAAGATCCAGGAAGTGCAGATAGTTTCGCAGGTCGATCTTCCAATACCATTCAGTGTAGAAGTTCACCGGCAGCGCCATCCGCGCTAGCTCGCGCGCGACGCCGAGGGAGAGCAAGGTGCGATACGTCCGATAGGCTTCGATGGAATTCGAGAGTAGCCTATCGCGCGCGTCTATGGCAACGCCAGTGTCAAGAGCTTCCCCACGCCCCTGCTTGTCTGTCTCGGATTGCCTTGCGATCAGATCCAACTCCGGCAAATAGAACTGGTCGCGCACCTCCGAGTAGCGCGCTGAGACCTCGTTCCACGATGCCATCCGGTGCCGCACCCACTGACGCGCGACGAAGATCGGCGCCTTGACGTGGAATTTCAGCTCGGCCATTTCGAATGGTGACATATGCTCGTTCCGCATCAGGTACCCGATCAGCTTGGAGTCTTCGCGCGCGGTCTTCGTGCCCGCTCCGTAGCTAACGCGCGCGGCCTGGACGATGGAAGAGTCGTCCCCCATCACGTCAACGAGGCGCACGAAACCCATGTCGAGCACGCGGATTTCTTTCACTTCAGCTCCCCCAAAAGATCGTCCAGCGTCTCGACAACCCTGGTTGCAAACCGATACATGACATCGTAGCGGAAATCCCCGGCTCCGCTCGACTCGTCGAGCAGGATATACCCAGGCTTGCCCCGCCCGATCATGTAGCCCAACTCCAGATGCCCAGACTTCCCGGCTGGCAGAATGAGTACCGCCGCGTCGGACGTGTCGAGGTGGTGCTTATCGAATTCGAAGACGTGACGCGCTGCATGCCCCTGGAGAGCCTCGATGTAGGTGCGCCCACGCAGGCGCTCGTAGTCGCGCCAGCAATCATCAGCGGTGGGCCCGGCGGCCATCCAGTCGTCGAAGACCTCATGCCCGATGCCACGGATAGCCTGCCCGATCAAGGGGATGTCCGGGTTGCGCAGGCTGCCGATCAGATAGACCTTCACTTTCGGTATCTCCTACCGCGCCAACCTTCGGCGACAACAGGGAGCCCCGCCGCCCAGGGCTCAGTTTCAGACACGAGCTTCTCGAACTCCGCGAGATCCCCGACACCCTCCGGGACCTCGGCGACGATCTCGTCGTGAACAGTCATCACTGGCCGGTACACCCCGCCGCGCGCGAGCCGCAGCATTGCGTCTCGCATGAGATCGCGGCACAACGCCTGCACGATGTTTTCCAGCAGGAACCCGCCGTAGGCTTTCTGTTCGCACCACTGCCTCGTTTGGCTGTTCTCACCCTCGAAGAACAGACGCGAAAGCATCTGGTTCTCGTCCCACGGCGCCGGCTCGTCGCGCAGACGGGGGTTGTAGTAGGAAAGCATCCGCCCGCTCGGAAGTCGGCAGTGCAAGAAGCGCCCGCGCACCGCGAACTTCACCGCGGCGACGCTCACCGGCTCCCCGCCATTCCCGCGCCGCACCGCTTCGATCGCAGCGCGCTCCAAGTCATACCAGAGCTGTTTGACTTTGTGGTTCTTCGCGCGGTACGCCGCTACAACGCGCACCGCGGTAATCGTATTCGGGACCAGCTCGGCGGCGAGAGCGGCGTGCGCCACCTTGCGGTCGGCGGCCTTCTCATGCGCTGCGTCCGCTTCGCGGACCTCCGCCTCGAACCCCGCGTCGAGTAGTGCTTCGCGGTCATCGAGCGCGATGCGAATCCCGTACCCAGCACACGTCTCTTGGAATTTCGGGGCTCCCATCTGATAGCCGAGGCCCAGGACGGCCTGCTTCCCGACGAGGTATTCGATCGTGTCTTTCCTGATAGTCCGCGGGTCGACGTTGTAGATGTCGCCGGCCATCACGGCGTACAGCTTCGGTCCTTCGCCGCGATTCGACGCGCGGATCACGTCGAGCATGTCAGATTGATCTGCGAGCCACAATGTCCCGCAGGCTTCGATCGCGGAGTAGTCGGCAGCGATCAGATCGTGGCCCGGCGGCGCGATGATGGCGCCGCGGAGGATCCAGGATAGAAGCTCCATCGGATCGTCGTACAGAAAGCGAAGCGTCTCGCGGTCCTTCGAGGACACCTCCTCGCAGAAGAACTCCATGAGGGGCCCGTTCCGCGCGACGAATGAAGATAGCCCCTCTCGGCTGAAACCAAGCAGTGACGGGAGGTTCCCTCTGGGGAAGTTCTGGATTTGAATCCCGGAGCCGGCCCAGCGGCCAGTGCTAGCCCCGTGGTACCGGAGCAGATCACGCACGCGGCCGTCTTTGCTCACCCGTGCGAGAATCGAAGCATACTTCTTCGTACTCGCGCGCGAGGCGCCGCGCCGAAGCATGAGCGCCCGCCGGCACTCCTCGGGGACCGGGGGACCGAGCCCCGCCAGCCAGTCATCGATCGTCTGCATCTGAAGGTTTGGGATCGGGCAGCCATTCGATTCGAGCCACGATTGCAGCTCCCCGACTTGTGAGATCGTATTGACCACGCCGGATGTCAGCTCGCAGAGCTGCGTGTTGGCCTCGGCCACCTCTTCCTCGACTGCCTTCACGCCGGCCTCGACGAGCGCGCGGTCGATCAGCACGCCGCGCTCGTTCATCTCCTGATCGAGCTGCCATGTCTCCAGCTCGATCGGAATGAGCGGGCGGAGCGAGGCGCCGACGGCCTTCTCGACTACCACGTCCCGCCGGCAGTATTCGAACACCTCCAAGAAGTCCTGCACGACGTTGTGCCACTCGCGGTCGGGGTGCTTGATCGTGGGCTTCGCGGGTTTGCTGAGCTTGAGCATGGTGCGGTTGCCTTCCATGCTCTTTTGCTGCGGGAGTCGAAGAACCTTGGCGACAGTTTCGAGCTTGCGGGGGAGGGCATACGACGCCGCGAGCGCAGCGGTGCATCGCCACTGTGGGTCCGCCACGGGTGTCCATCCGTACCGCGCGACGCAGACGAGCTTCCAGATGCAGCGCTCGAAAAAAGCATTGTGGGCATGGACCTCCCCGCCGCCCAAGATGAAACCGAAAAGCTGTGCGAGATCATCGCGCCCCTCTTCGGGGATGCCGTCCTCGTAGCAGGCCAGTTCCGGCGGGACCACGCGGCGCTTCACCGGCTTGCCGGCGCGCCCGATGGCTTCGACAGATACCTTTGTTGGGCGCGCGTCAGGAAAAGCCGGGTGCCACAAGAAGGCGTCGTCGGAGTTCGAGTAGGACCACGCGAGACATAGGACCGAAGTGCTCGGATCTTCGGCGTATTTGTACGCCCCGACTTTCTTCAAGTCGGCCCGTGATCGGGTTTCGAAATCGATGGTGACGTGCATGACGCTCCAGAAGAGGCCCGCCCCGAGAGAGCTACCGCTCGGGGCGGGCGGCGCAACGCTCGATCGCTCGCTCTAGCTGAAGAGCGAATCGTCCGTCGAGGGCGCGGGGGCCGCGGCGCCGGAGACCTCGGGCGGAAGCGCCTCGAAGTCATCGGCTGCGTCGCCGCGCGTGACGAACGGCTTGTCGTCGCGCACCTTCTGGACCGAGTCCAGCCCGAAGCTGATCCCGATGCCCAGGTTCTCGTAGGCGAAGGCACGCACCTTCGCCCGCGCCCAGCAGCCCGAGTAGAACTCCTCGGCCCGCAGGATGGGCTGTCGGTTGGCATCCACGATGCCCGGAAGGAACTTCGTTGTGAAGTTGCAGAAGATCGATCCGTCCGGGAATGCCTCCGCTCCGTACTTGGCCTGGCGATCCTCCCCCTTGCGGAAAGGGGACTTGAAGGTCGACGACTTGGCGACCTCGGGGAACTTGTCCCCCCACCGCTGCTGCCCCGCCCAGTGGGCGAGCTGCTTCAGCGCGGCGAGATCGGTCCCCGCCGGGAAGATCGCCGTCACCCCGAACTTCGGGGCCCCCTGCTGCCCGCGCCGGGTCGGCGGGTTGCCATCCTTGTCGGGGAACAGGTTGCAAAATGCCGCACGAAAGTACGGCGTGACGACCGTAGGCTGATCACTGTTGCTCATGTCTTTCCTTTCGGTTCGGGCCTCTCCATGAGTGCCCATTTCGCCAGAAGGGTTACCCTTCTGGGATCACGTCGTCCGACGCAGACGAAGCTCGATCTGGGAGACGTAGGTACGGCCCACGCCGAACTCCTCGGCAATGGACGAATGCGTAACCGGGTTGTCATTCTCCAGCATGCGGCGCTCGATCAGCGCGCGCTCGATGCTGTTCTTCGGGAGGCTTTTCACCTTGTTCCGAAGCCGTCGCCGATGGCGCCCGTCCAGTTCGTAGGATTTCACCGCGCTCCCGAACGGGCGGCCGATCTTCTTGGCTGCTTGACTCATTCCTCTTCCTCCGTGACGATGGTGAATTCGGCCGGGATCGACGTGACTCCAGGCCGGGGATCGGAATCGGGGGCGATCGTCACGCCCCCTTCCGGTTTGACCCAACGTGTTTCGGCCCATGACTTGCCGAGTTTCTTTTCGAGCTGCGCCGGTGAGCGCAGCTCGATCTTGAAAGCCTCGTCGCGAGCGATCACCCCGAGCAGTATCTCGGCTTCGATCTCGTCACGCAAGGCTTTCTCGTCACGCCAGTGGCGATTCGCCCGCTTGCGAACGAGCTTGTACCCCGGCACCTCTTCCCCGCGACCGAGCGTGCGGAGTGCAAGGCCCTCGACTTCCGAAATCAGCGCCTTCAGGATCGGTACCGTGGCGAGCATCTTCCCGAGCTTCTCGGTGTCGATCTTGGATACCAGCGTGCGGGCATGCTCCGCCGGGTTCTCCGGCAGATCATCGAAGTCGACCTGCGCGGCGGCCAGCGCACGTTCACGGATCGCCGGGCAGACACCGGCGAGGGGGCAGAAGGTACTCCGGCACCAATCCCCTGGAATGAGCGGCGCCTTGGGATCGTCGGTGCATGCCGCATCGGCGAGGAGTTCCTGCCTCCAAGCCCATAGCTCGCGCGCATCGATCTGCTCGGAGCGCACAGGCCCATCGGAATGGCGGGCACGCGGCTGCGTGATTACCATGGTCACCGTTTCCGCATCCTCGGGACCCCCGATCGCGCGGAGCGCGCCGAGCCCATAGGTGCGGGCTTGGTCATTCTCGATATGCTCGATCGTGACGCCCGCACCGTACTTGAAGTCATGTATGATGACTTCCCCGAACGGTTGCCAGACGATGGCATCCGCGGTGCCGTAGATATCGTCGCGCTCGTCGAGCGGCTTCACCTTCTGCTCGACGAGCAGAACCGAACCGGGCAGGCGAGCGAGATCGGTTCGCACGGCCAGGAGGTACGTGTCGACCGCGTCGATCATCTCGTTCGTGACGATGACATCTCCAGAGACGACTGATCCAGGCTTGTGTAGCTCAAACGAGGAGTCGGGACCCCGGCGCAAGCCGTAACCCTTGAACTGCACTGAGTCATGCCCATCACGGAGGCACACCTCCGCGAGTCGATGGGCCGCGGACCCCTCTTCGGCGTGGCGCGACGTGCGATCCCGCTCCTCGCGGGGTAGCCGCGCGATCTCCCGCACGGACCCCGGGCAGTTTCGCCATCTCTTCGCCGAAGAGGGGCTGAGGGAAGCGTGCCCGCTCACACGGTCCCCTTCGCCGCCAGCGCCGCTTCGATCTTCGCCAGCGCCTCCCCGTACTTCTCGGGCTTGAGCGTGGACATCGAGGAGGCGCCGAACGCTTCCAGGATCGCCATCGCTTCGTAGCGGTTCTTCCCGTCCTGCCCGACCAGGAGCCGGAGCTTCTCGCGCACCGTGCCCGCCTCGACGGCCGGGGCCGGGGCCGGGGCCGGGGCCGGGGCCGGGGCCGGGGCCGGGGCCGGGGCCGGGGCCGGGGCCGGGGCCGGGGCCGGGACCGGGACCGGGACCGGGACCGGGGCCGGGACCGGGACCGGGACCGGGACCGGGGCCGGGGCCGGGGCCGGGGCGATCGCGAAGGGGTCGAAGGACGCCGCCGCGCCTTCCTGGGCGGCCTGGATCACCGCAGGGGTAGGCGGAGAGGCCGGAGCCGGGAACAGAGCGTCTGGGTCCACCTGCGGCGCCAGCGCCGGGGTCTCGAAGAGAGCCCGAGCCAAGGGCGGAATCGGCTCTTCCTTGCGCTTGCGCCCTCGCCGCTTGCCCTTCGGCGTCACGACCAGGATGGACGGATCGGTCTGCTCCTGCGCGTCGGGCGAGTCGCCATCCGACCGGCCGAGAAAGGCGTGAATATGGTCGAACAATCCAACCAGCGTCTCCGCTTCGAACGTAACCGTAATCTTGCTCATGGGGTCTCCTATATACTGAGTGTGTAGCACACTTCGGAAAAAGGTAACAGGATCTTTAGAACGTCTCGATCCCGATTCTGGTAAGCTCCTCGATCCAGCGAGCCCGCCCCCGCAATATCGCTCTAGCGATTTCGGTCTTCCCCCAAGGAGGCGGTAGATTCGGCCATAGGGTCGGCGCCAAGTTCGCGAGTTGCCGGGCAGATTTCCCCATCGCCGAGGCTACATATAGCAACCCCTCTTTCCGGCACAACGCCTCTTGGTCTTCGGTTAGCCGCGCGAGGGCTACACCAACATTCACCCGCCTTGCAATCTGGTGCTCGAAGTGGTCCGGGCGTGCAGAAGTCTGCACGCTTCCCCGCAGCAAAAACCGAATGCGGGAAGGCCAAATATCCCCGCAGCGCGAGCAGACATAGGTGCCGGTACCCGTTCGATGTTTGCTGCGACTGCGGCACGCCCCCTCAGAGACCCCACGCGCTTTGCGCGATCTCTTCGACTCAGAGTTGCATGTCTTCGCGTACATAATCCCACGGCTATCGAGTAGATCGAGCGCCCGCGCGGAGTCCGCGCGACGAAGGAAGTACCACCGGACCCATCCTTCAGCCGATTGCACGACGGTACCCTCGTACCCGGACGCCGTTTTCATAGTATCGGGTCCAGTGCCACCCGAGTTTTTCCATGATCTGCCGTAGTCGATGCGTTTCCGTGGGGCTCGCTTTGGAGACTTCCAAACGCAAGGCTTCGAACAGGACCGTCTGCGACGAGAGCGTTTCCACCTCTGGGTCCAGTTTCGCGAGCAGCAGCTCGATCGCGACTTCCCACCCATCGATCGTCCGGCGCTCCTCTTGCTCTTCCGCAGCCGCGCCCCATAGGCTCCTGGGCAGGACGAGCGACCCCTCCGACGAATCCTTACTCCACTCCTGCATGGTCTCTGCAAAGAGCTGATCTCGGTCCCGACGGACCGCTTCAAGATCGATCTGCCCGACACGGACGGGCAGAAACCGCCGGTTGCCCGTCATGTCGCGCAGATAGTCCTTCTCATTCGTAGTGCCGATGAACACCGAACGCCTCGGGAAATCCGCTGCGGTCCGTTCATACGGCAGCCTGGTGCGGTCGACAGTTCTCGAAAGGAAAGCCTTGAGGGTGTTGATGTCCGCGCGCCGCATCGAATCCAGCTCTTCGATTTCGACGATCCAAGACGTGCGGATCGCATCCACCACGTCCTTGTTCGTGAGATCCCGCGGCGGCAAGCCCTCCATCGTCCATTCGCCCCCGAGCACTCGGAGCAGGGAAGATTTCTGGAGACCCTGCGCGCTCTCCAGCACGACCATCGTGTCGTACTTCACGCCTGGGATCATCGCGCGGCCGACAGCCCCGAGCAGCATCATGCGCCCCACTGCATTGACGTAAGGATTCGACGGTGCCTGCGCGTAGGTGGTGAGCCACCCATCCAGACGGGGCACGCCGTCCCAGGTCAGACCTTCAAGGTATCGGCGAATCGGATCGAAGGGGCGCTCGATCGCAATAGCACGGATCGCGTCGTTCAGGGTATCGAGGCCGATCTCCAAGCCGAACAGATCGATCAGCAAGCGCCCGATCCCATGCAGCGAGTTGTCGTTCCAGGAGGCGGCCACACCTGGGTATACGGAGCGCAGCACCGCAAGATCCCCGCGAAGCTCAACTCGGTTGTGCAGCAGATCCCACTCGGGCGAGAGGCGCAACGCTTGGATCGCCCGGATTGCATTCGTCCGCGTCGGGCGCGGCCGGCCGTCCTTCATCCGATCGAGCAGCGGGATGTCATACCCACGGTCGGTCTCTTCGGGCAGCTCGTCGAAGTCCAGCGTTGCATCGGACGGAACCGGGCGCCCCGTCTCCGTGATGTAGCCGTACAGCGTTCCGATCGTGACGCCGCCATCCGGGCGCAGGCTGTTCCATCGATATCGTATCTGGTCCGCGTCGCCCGCATAGCGCGGGTCGCGCGTGCTCCAAGCGGTGAACGTTTCGCGCGCCTCGGGATCGCCGCCCGTTCCGGAATGGCACGACATCATCAGCGAAAGCCACTTGTCGTGGTTCTGGAAATCGCACGGGTCGAGCAGCGAAAGGCACCGCTCGATCTGATGGATCGAAACCTCGCCACCTTCTACTGGCGCATTCTTCTCGGGGCGGCGGATCGCGTCGACGAGCTTCGCCGGCGCGGCCGGCGCTTCGGTGAGCGGCGGCGAGCACAGATCCCAGGCGTAGAACGTGCCATTGGGATGCTTCGATCCCGCCGCGACGACTTGCCGACCGAAGCTCTTGAACTCGATTCCGCAGAAGTTTTCAAGTCCGTTGACGACACGAACGCCAGCCGGCAACCGCAGGTAGAAGTGGGTCCCGCCGGAGCCCGTGCGAACCTGCGGGCATGCGTCGAGATCGATGCCGAACTGCTCGGCGAGCTTCTGCACCACGCCGCCTTCCGGCGCCTCGTTGCGCGGGTCGTAGTCGATCACGAGCTGCGTTTCGGAGAGCCGGACGCCGATGTTCGAGCCGTAGGTCACCGCGCGCGCGATACTCGCGGGGTCGTAGCTCGTCACGAGCCAGCGAGCATCGCGAGGGCTCTTCCCCCGTTGCGCGCCGCGCGCATCTACGAAGTCCCACGGATGCAACGGAATCAGAGCGTACCCGGCTTCGGTGTAGGGGTGAAGCTCGGTGTGCTTGACGGTGGTCATTCAGCCTCGCTATACGCTAGAGGTCATCCGGCGACCGGAACCCTAGGAACACGGGGAATCGAGGGGCGTCTAGCGCACCGTGCGGTTGATGACGGTACTTCACGATGCGCCCGTGGAGCGAGTCCCGTTCTGCCCAGCAACGTGCGCGGAACTCATCAGTAAAGCCAGACCCGATCGAAAACTGGACCCCATCGGAACGGCGTACACGCAGCGCGCCAAGCGTGCCGCAGGGAGCCTTGCCGGCCTTCGCGTGCGAGCGCTTGGCATGGCCGAGTGCATCTCGCTCCTGCGCGTTGTCGTTCCGCATCTTCTCTTCGAAGCCAATGACAACGGCCTCGGCGTCATCGAATCGCTTGAGCTTCAGGAGGTATCCCTCGCGCACGGTGCTGCGGCCGTACTTGTAGGGCCCCGTGCCGCAGCGCAGCATGACGCCTTCGTACCCCGCATCAAGAGCTTCCCGCTCGAACTCCAGAAGCCCCTGGTGGTCAGCGATCTCCCGCGGGAGTAGTAGCTCGCAGAAATCTGGGAGTTCGAGGAGGCCGGTGAGTTCCAGGCTGGCTATCCGATCGAGATACTCCTTCTGCGGTTCCGCTGCCAGATCGAACACGACGAACTGAAAGTTTGGCGCGCCATCGTGTGACATCACCGCCGAGGTGATCTCCTGGAACGTAGCGCCCGGCAGGACCAACTCACCGTCGAGGCCACCCGGCAGCCCCGCGAGCTTCTCGCGGATGTAGTGGTTGGGGATGGGCTTCAACTTGCGCGAGACGGCCGTGCCGTTCACGATCAGGCAGCGGATCCCGTCGAGCTTCGGCGTCGCATACACTGGGTAGCGTACCTGATCGAGCGATTCGAGCTTGCCGGCCAGCATGGGCTTCACTTCTGGCCCTCGCGCGGCGGGACCGGACCGGGGAAGGGGCAGAATTGCATAAGGTGGCATTCGCACCCAGCCGCAATCGGATAGTGCCCGTCATGGGCAGAGCCCCTGTCGTCGATGGTGTCCCCGCGGTAGCACGTCTCCGGGTCGATTTGGCACGCGCAGCCGGGGCACGTTTGCGTGTTGGGGATCATCAATCCCCCCTCGGGCTGCGCGTCGAGCGCGGCGCGAGCACGGCCGCTGAAATCCGCGAAGTCCATCACGCAGCGCCCATTCACACAGTCACGGACTTCGAATTTCCCGCGTCTGTATGGTGGCGCGTACCACCGCAGCGCCCCTACCGCCACCTCCCGCGCGGCTTCTGAGCGCGCGAGTGCGACGCGGGCCTCGTCGCGCTCGGCTTCGAAGCGCATCAGCTCAGAAGCCACTATGTCGGCGTCTGGAAACCTCGGCATGGCGTCCTCGTCGTAGAGCAGCGTCTTCGCCCGCTCGGCTTCGGGGCGCGTCAGCTCGTTGGCTACGCGCGCGAACACCCCGTCTTTGTGTTGGTCCGTGTTGGTTCCGAACAGCTTATTCGCCCGCTCGCGTGCGTCTCGTTCGTCGGTCATTGGGGCCCCCTGCTGAGTAGGTTTGGAATCATAGGTCGCCAGCGCGGTTCAGGATCGAGGGGCAGGCACAAGACGCGAACTCCGAAATCAGCGAGCTTGTAGCGCCTGGTCAACCAGAGCCAAGACCAAGCCGCGCACGCCACGCAAAGGATCTCCGGGAGATCCACCCAGACCGGGCCGTCGATAGCACCGCAAACTCGGCATCTCAAACCTCGTTCCCCCCATGCGTCCCAGCCGGGGCGTGTGCGACGCGCGAATATGATCTGCTTGCTTGCTGTTGGGTACATTCGTTCGATTCGTTCCATCACTTCCAGGGGTTTTTCTGAGTGCTTTGTCGTAGGGGCGAATACCGTCTGCACGATGGATTCATCCGACAGAGGGAGAGGGCGCCCCTTCTTCAACGGGCTCGCCGCCAAGACCAGCTCCGTCGTTGGCTTCACGATCGACGGGCGCACTCCGCGAGCGCCCCAGGGCCTACCGTCTGCTTTGGTCTTCACCCAGACGAATGCCACACCGCGATAATGCAGCCCCCACGCCGATAGGCACTGAAGAGCGAAATCGAGCCGGGGGCAGGTGGCCCATATGAAAAGAATGCTTCGCTTCGCTAGCGCCTCCCAGACCGGAAGGCACAGGACATCATCGTCGGGCATGAGGGGGTAATGCCTCGCCGCTTGATTCGTGTGGCCGTTCTCCGGCGGGTACCACCAGGGCGGATCGATCAACACGACTTCGTGCGGGCTCCAAATAGCCACTCAGATCCTCCAGCGGATCGGCTGGGGGCAATCCTTCCCAGCAGCTTCGGCAACGGCCGGTTTCTTGTACGCGACTCCGACTATGCAGGCTTGCGGGAGCACCCCAACCAGGAATGCCACAAGTAAGAGCCGCGAGAGGGGCAAGCCCAGAATGTCGTGCGTGGAGACCGCCGAGATCGCCAAAAGTGCCATCCCGGTTACGCATACGATAACGAAAAGGGTCCAGTCCATCAGCCCCTCCAGTACCCGTCGATGACGTGGATCATCTGCCGCCGTCCGTTCTGGTGGACAACCGCGTGCGTGTTCAGCCAGCTCGACGGGCCCGGGTTGTATTCGAGACGCAAGCGGGACGACGTGCCCACTTGATACGCCCCCTCGAAAATCCCAGGAGAGTGACTGTGCCCAACGATCGAACGCAGCCCGACGCGCGAGAGATTCCGTACTGTCCCACGGGTGCCATTCGGCCCGAGGTGCCCGTGCATGCCAAGCTCGACTGACCCCACGACCAGCGAGTCATCCGGACCGAGCCATTGGGTATCTACCAGCGTCCCGTACTCCCTCGCGTACATCTCGAACGGATCTGGGTGCCGGACGCCGTGCTCCGTCATGCACGCTTCGGAGAGCATCTTCCAGTTCAGCCAGTAGTACAGCTCCAGGTTTTCCGGCTCGACGTACTTCTCGCCACTCTGAAGCCACCGGAAGAGCTGGTCATGATGGTTCGAGTTGGCGATCACGTTCTTCGCGCCTTCGGGCGTGGTGGCCTCCATGAAGCGGAGCGTGTCATCCAGCTCGCGTCGCAGGGAGCCCCACCCCTCGCGCGTCTTCACCGCCCGGGTGATTCGCCGTTGGAAATGGTGCGGGCTCACGGAGTAGCAGTCGAAGAGATCGTGGCGGACGATCATCGGCGGGCGTAGCGTCGCCACCACGGAGTCACGCGCATCGTAGGTCGCCTTCCGCACCTTGGGGTCATGGAACCAGGCGTGCTCGTCGCCCGTCACGAGGGCGAGCACTGGCGGCGCCGGCCCGAATCCGTCGGCCCTGTATTGCTGATCGTAGTCGATGAACGACACGCCATCCCAGGTCACTTCGCGAGCATGGAACCGATCCCCGCGGATCTCAACGAGGACCGCGCTCGGTGAGTGGTGGAACGCGGCAAGATTGCCGGCCTTCGTCATCGAGTAGTTCTTCTTCGTGACGGCGCCCGTCGTGTAGAGGAGCTTCGGGAGTTTCTGGTGCGGCGTGGCGACCGTGTGCATCGCGAGCTTCGAATGGCCGTAGATGGCGCTCCGGCCCCTCGAACGCGAGTCGAGCTGCGAGAGCGGCTGACTCGCTGTTGCCTGGATTCGCATCCCCGCCATGAAAGCGAGGTGCTCATTCAGCAGGATGTCATTCTCGACGAGATACGGCTCGACCTCGGGAGCCCACCAGTAGTCCGAGGTCCGCTCTTCTTGGGGGTCTTTGCGCGACGTTGGGTTCTTGTAGCGCATCGGCTGGATCAGCAGCTCGCCTTTGCGCCTGGTCGCCCAGTGCTCCAGAGCGCGCAGGAACCCAGCGTCGACTGCGGTGTTGTTCTGCGCGCAGGTGATTGCGAAATTCTGGGCTTTTCGGATGCGCTTCAGGTCGCGTTCGGAGCGCTCGAATGTCGGATCAGACGACTTCGCGAGGAGCTTGCGTGTGGTCACCTCGCCACCACCTTCCGGTAGAACTCCGCGTGCTGAGATTCGAGCCATCTCTGGAACACGGATTCAGTTTTGCTGGGGCATCCGAATTCGCGACGTAGATGCAGAAACACCCGCCGCGCAGACCAGTCCGACTCCCCAGCCTTGCGCATCTCGATCCACGTGTTCACGAACTCCTGCGCCGCGCGGTGTAGATCGAGCCACTTCCCGAAAGGAAGCGCATTCCCCCCAGGGGATTTCAGAACGTCTCGTGCTTTCATCTGGTTCCTTTACCCTAAAAGGGTCTTGGTGTCAACTTCAGAAACGCTTGCCGTGTTTCCACGGACGCCCGGAGTTGTACTGGAGCTTCGCCATGATCGCTTCGCCGAGCCGGTACCTGCGCGCGCCGGCGAAATCACAGATCCGGATCACCGCGTCGGCCAGCTCCTCCTCGACGCAAGAGAAGCCGGGGATCTTCTCACTCTCGGAGTCAGAGACCCGGAGGGCTTCGAGGGCTTCACTCAGCTCCGAGTGGATCAGGGCGATCAGCTCGCCGTCATTCCGCGGCTCATCCCAGAATCCTTTGCCCGCGGCGGTGGCATGTGCGCGTTGGCATAGCCCTCGGATTCCGTCTCCGATTGTCCAGTATTCGATCATTTCGTCGCCTTCAGGATGTTGACCACACGCTGTATTGTGTCGTCGGGCCGCGAAGATACGTGCCTTCTGAATGCCATTTGTGTAGGAAGGGATTTCGCCAGAGCGGGCAAGAAATCCCCGCCGCGATCGGTGCGCTCGACGACGTATGCGCTCATTTTCGTCTCCTACGAATCGTCGCCGCGGCTTTCTTCTCCGCCGCGTCAATCGCCGACGCGGCACGCTTCCTCGACTCCGCTGACGGGAGCTTTCTGCTCACGCAGCGCTCCGGCAGTGTGAGCCGATCATGCCCGGATGCCGGGTCGTACACCACCAGCACTTCCCGGCCGGTGTCTTCGCGGTAGATGTCGCGGATCTCCCCCTCCCAGGAAGGGGTCATGATGGACATGCTAACGCTGAAGTGCGGCTGGACCACCACCCATCCACCACGAACAGCAGGGTAGAAGTCATCCAGCAAGACCTGGAGGTCGGGAACCGACTCGCTCACCCCCACAGCTCCTCGTCGTACTCGCGCTGAGCGGCCAGGTATTGCCGCCAGCACTCGTAGGCGTCGACTTCAACCACCGCGCGCCGGGCGCCCTGCTGGATCAGGAACTCGTACCCAGCGGTATGGAGATCGACCCCCTCAAAATCACGGACGACGGTGCCATCCGGCAACGTGACGGCAATGACTTCATGGGAATCGTACTTCACCTTCTCGGGCGTCACGGCCTCGACGAAGAGGGTGACGGTTGCAGCGGAGCCGTTCGGAAGTTCGATGTAGGTATTGGTAGGGGTCATGACCGTAAGTACCTCCTATGATCAAAAGGTGATGGGGAACCGAAACTCGAAGCGCTCGGCGAGTTCGGTTTCCCCCTGGGACCGGAGGCTCTGGCAGTATGCCGCGGCGAGATGCCTCCAGATACGGATCGGGACGTTGCCGAGGCCCAGTACACGCGCCGCACCGTCATTTTTGATGACGTGCAGAAAGAAATCCCCATCATGGGCCTTGAGCCCCACCTTGATCGGGCCCGCGTCGAACACCCCGGGCAGGAAGTCTTCGAGGGCTCTACTCGGCTCCCACGCCGCTCTGGCGGCCCGCCATCGGTCACTGAGGATGGTGGGGGTTTCGAACTTCTCGTATCGGTTGATTTCCAGGTTCATTTGCTTCCTTTCGTTGGTTGGTTGTTCGAGCGAGAGACACCTTTGCCCCCGCCCATCCGGAGATCCGGAGCGCCTGTTCGATGAACTTCTCCATGTCGGCCGGGTCACCTTCGGCCTCGATGATGAACATCGTTCGCTTCATTCATCCCTCCCCAAAGCATCGCGGGTTTCGGGACCTATTTTCGGATCGTACCAAATCCATTTTGCCAATCAGATTTCTGGATTTCCTGTTGGGCTTCGTGGTACTGTCTAACCATTAGTCCCTAAGAACTCAGAAAAGGTGACGGGATATTTAGCAACCTTTTCGGGTTATTTCAAGAAGAACTTTATGCCACTTGGGAGGTCATCTAGCAATATACTCAGTGCTTCTTGTGTTTTTACTCAACAAAATGTTGTTGCTTTTGGTTAGCGGGTTGCTGCTCGCCGAGCGTGAAAGATCCAACCGGTACTGCTTTCTCTTTATGGACATGAAGTAGGTCGGCGCGACCCGGCGGGGCGGGGCGCGGGGCGGGGCGGGGCGGCGCGGGGCGGGGCGGCGCGGCGGCGCGGCGGC